TCAGAATAATGCATCAGCGGCCTTCTAATGAGCTTGGCGGGGCATCGTAGTCTTCATGGAGGTTTGTTTGTATATCTTTCTGTGAAATATCTATTTCACGTTGTGAATACGGGAAGAAATTCCAATATTCATCGAAATTAAAGAGATCTATATCTTTTTGTTGAATCTTCAGTTTATCACTCATAAAAATATATTTCCTTCTATGTACGATTTTACTTGACAAAGTTACGGAATTGTGGTATAATGCACTCAAAATAAATAATACTACAAAATAATAAATAATACTATTATTTTCATTTGTCTATTTATAACAGAAGGAAGAATGTTTGTCAAGAGAAAAACAGATTCATGAAGGATATTTAATGATTGATCATAGAGCTTCTCCAGGATTCACTGAAGAAGAAGCTCTGAAGCTCGGTTATGGTCCTTTAGCTGCTGGAGAAGGTCAACTCTTCGAAGCCAAGACAAATCATTGTTCTCATTGTGGTACCGTCGTTATTATGAATCCTCTTCGTACGAGAGAAAGAAGCTATTGTCAGAAATGTAATAAGTACATTTGCGACAATTGCGGAATAACGATGAAATTACCAGATTATGTACATAAAACTTATATTCAACAACAAGAAGAAGATTTAACCTTCTATTCAAACCTTAAGGAAAATTAATGGCTAAACGATCGTTTAACACCTTTGGTGTTACATTCCCAGCTACTGCCTTAGCTACTGCTGCAACCACCTCTGGCTATATGGCTATGGTTGGTTCGTCTACTACACAGGTTACGGACATCAACGAAATCTTGATTTCAGGGACTGCTTCTGCATCAACTATCGGCGCATTTGCTTTTATCCCGATCTCTACTGCTCAGACTGGCGGTGCATCTGCTCTAGCTGCTCCCAATTCAGATGGTCCCATGCAATCCAATGCGACTCCAACCATCAATACAACCTTTATTGCTGCAGTTACTACTCAACCTCAAGCGTCCAATGCTATTACCGCACCTAAGATTAACGTTGGTCTAAACACTTTCGGTGGTATTATACGATGGAACGCAGCTCCCACACAACAGTTTACCTTAATTGGTAATGCTATCTTTGCTGCAGGTCCTCCTGTTACCTTCGGTCAGGCTATTCTTTTGAATATGTCTGCTGGTACTGGTGCGTCTACTACTGCTAACGTGCATATTATCTATGAGCCTTATTAATGGCTTTTAACGACGCTGCTATTCTCGCTGGCGACCCTGCTTTTCAAGGTAGGGTCGGAGCAGCTTTATTCACGTTTTGTCAAGTAGTTGCGACTGAAAATCCAGCAACTGTTCCCTTTCATCGAGAACGTGCTAATTATGTAGTCCAAGTATTTACAGCATCTCTAAATGCGCAAGGAGTAAATCCTTGGGTACCTATTTTCTCCAATACAGTAGCTACAGATACAACTGTTATAGCAGATGCTACAGTAGCAGGAACAGTTCCTCTAACTCTCGCTAATAGAGCTGCACAAGCACTTTTAGTAACAGATACTCATATTTCTAATGCAGTAGCTTCTCAATTTAATAGTTACATTAGAGAACCTGACGTTTAAGTTTTAAATGGCTATTACCTTTGTTCAAAAAGCTATATCTGCTGATAATGGTTCAGGTACAACAGTAACTGTAAATATTACAGCGGGAACAACAGGTAATTTGATCTGTGGTTCAGTTGTTTGGAACGATCCTCAGACTCTAACGAGTGTCAAAGATAATAATGGCGTAACTTACAATATTGTAGATAATACAGATGATGCAGGTGATGGCGTGTCTATGGCGACATTCTATTTACCTAACATATCTGGAGCACCTACTTCTATTATTGCCACATTCAGTGCTAGTGCTATAGTCACTCGAATTGAAGTACAAGAATGGTCGGGTGTAGCCACTACAACTCCGCTAGATGGGCATATAGCGCAGCAGACTAGTGGAGCAACAGTTTCTTCAGGAAATATAACTACCACTGTTGGTGGTGATTTAATTTATGGCTCTGCTATAAGTGCAATCAGTAATACTGCTCTAACAGTTGGTTCTGGATTTACCATAAGAAATAGTGGACAAGGTTCTGGCTTTGTCAGACCTATGGCAGATGAAAGTCAGATACAGTCTTCTGCAGGAACTATAGCAGCAACATTCACATCAAATCCTACTACAGATACATGTATTGTAGCTGTAATGGCTTTTAAAGCGGCTGCAGTAACTGCTAATCCTGTTGTTGGAAAGATCTACGACTTACCTCCAAGGGGATTTGTCTATTCCGAATGGCAAAAGTGGACAGAGAGTGGATTAACTACTCTTCCCGTTCCTACGTTATTAACTCAGACTTTACGTGTTCAAAGAGATTGGCCTAATCCTTATCCTGTAAATTGGTATCAAGATTGGAGAGAATGGACTACTTTACCTCGTCCTACTCCGTTTAGACCAATAGATACATATGCATTTCCACCTCTTTATTATAACGTCAATCTTTGGCAAGAAACAGGTAATTCTAGTCTTCCGATACCTCTGACTCCTCAAGGTCAACCATTTGGTTTAGATTTAAGTCAAAACAATATACCTAATCTTACTTGGTATCAGAGTTGGACTGTCTCTGGTAATGCGTTAACAGCAGTTACACAGAATCCGTTCATACAAAAGGATTGGCCTAATCCTCAGAGAATTAATTGGTATCAAAGTTGGACTGAAAGCTTCAATCTAACTAATCCCTTCAGTCAGTTAGATTGGCCGGTGCCAAAAATTTATAAGCCTATTGATCAATTTTGGTCTCAAAGTTTAACGATTTTCTACCAATCTGAAACATTTCCATTCGTACAATTGGATTATCCTAATCCTCAGAGAACAATCTGGTATGAAGATTGGTTTCAAAATCTTCTTGAAAATACGTTGGCTCCTGCGTTTCAGGCACCATTCAATCAAACAGATTGGCCTTTACCCAGAACATTTAACCCTATTGATCAGTTCTGGCAAAATAGTCTACAGCTTATACCCAAGCCTACACCATTTTTTCAGACAGATTGGCCGCTTCCACGAACATTTACACCTCTCGATCAATTCTGGGCTGCAAATCCAGAGCTTTTATTACAGTTTGTATCAGGACAACCCTTTACTCAAACTGATTGGCCTCTCCCCAAAGGCAACATTCCGATCGACCAATTCTGGTCTATCAATACAAGTAATCTCCCGATTCCGTCTCCTCCTCCTGTGGAACAAGGTTTTGCAGGACATCAGTGGACAGAAGCAGATGTAAAACGTGCTGCAGCAACATGGTTAGGTCTATTGGGAGCATATAAGCGATGGCGGTAGATACCAGCGCGCTAAAAGCGAAAACTAAACACATGCCAGCGCGCTATACCATCAAGTACAACGACATGCCAGCGCGCTATAATTGGGGTCTTATTCTCGGTTATGCGAGTGCTAAAAAGGCAGGAAAAGCACGCATGAATTCAATGACAACAGAAGAAAAAACACAATTTCAATCTAATGCCGCTAAAGCTAGATGGAATAAACAAAAGGAAAACTTAATATAATGGATTACGCAGTACACAACGTTCCTTCATATCAACATATGCAAGGATCTGCGTCACCCGCACATATGGGTTCCAAATCACATACATCTTCCACAAGTGGTCCAGTCACGCCGTCAGGCCATGGGCTAGGTGGTGGTGGCGCTGTGACCAAGGATCCAGGTGGGTCGACACGCGGAAAGATCGGTTCTGGAGCCGGTAAAATGGGTATGGATTAAGGTGAAGAAAAGAACTAAAGCAAGTCACATTCACTCTTCTTTCCCCTCGGAAGGAACAGTTCAACCAAATTATATGGGTTCACAGAGTCAGACACCCAATTTGGATCAACAATTAATGGGGCCAGCAGCTCCACAACTTCCTGTTGATTCAGCTACCAATATGACTCCTCAAGGAGAATACTAATGGCTTATCTTGGAAATAGGTCTCTTCCTACGTCTAAATTTACATATAAAGACAGCCGAGGCAACGAATACTGTGTTTCCACTGAAACTGGAGATCAGAATCGTCCTTCTGCAGAAAGTCTCATGTATAGCGTTCAGGATGGTGGAGATCACACAAACTGTAAAGAACGAGAACTCGGTGTTCCCACATCATGGCCAGCTGAACAGAAGGTCTAATGTCTTTTTCAGATATGAGTACCATCGTTGATTTAGGTGGTCAAAATCTATACTGTAATAGTTTAAGAGTAGGAGTATCTAAACCTGATTTAGTAGGCCCTTTTAATGCAACTACTATAGGAAGTAGTGTATCAGCCAATGTTATGAGCACCTTGGCTTTTGGAACTATAGGAGATGGTGTTGCTGATGATACAGCTGCGTTAAATTCTGCTTTTTCTTTCGGAGCAATCAACAATGTTGGTATTTATATTCCAGCAGGTAAATACAAGATCACTTCCCCTTTGTTTGTAACGCAACAGGGAAGTAATCAACAGTCTTGTCATATAGTTGGTGCTGGACGTGGTTTTAGTAAAAATCAAACTCAAACTATAATTGATGCAACGGCGATAACAAATAAACCAGCGATCATTATTCAACGTGGTTTCGGTTGTTATCTTGGACATTTCATGGTGTTGGGTGGCAATATTGCTCCTCAAACATTTATAGCTAACTACGGTCCAATGTTGTACAATGCGGCATGGGTTACGGGCAGTTTGCGTGATTCACGATACAGTCCACATTGTGGTATTTCTATTGATGGAGGAGTAGGATCTACACCTCCAGACGGAGGTTATCCGGGACTTACCTACCAAGGTGCTACTACTGGCTCATCTGACGTCGTGCTTGATAATATCGGTCTTTGGAATTTTGTTGTAGGTATTATGCACAACAGTGAGCAAAATGTCGCTAATGGTGACAATGTTCGTATTATCAATCCACAAATTGTATATGCAAAAGTTGGGATTGCCTCTGGTCAGTCTCAGTCGGATGCCTGCACAGTTTTTGGAGGTAACATTGGATTTTGTCGTACCTGTGTGGATATGTTGGAATATGGTCAACAACAAGGGCATCCCATGACTCTTATTGAGGTCCAATATGGTCCTGGATTTGAGTGTTTTTCACAGGGTGGTTCATTTGGTCCTCAGAATTTGTTCGGAGGTCGTGCGGAGAGTGTTCATCGTTTGGGACAAATCGGAACTGGTTCATCGCCATCTTCCTTTCCGCTTCTTCTCGATGGCTTTGATTGCCATGTACTTAACCAGACACTTTACCCACAGACTCGCTGTCCAATCGTTTTAGAATCGGCATCGAGTCCTGTTGAATGGAACGGTGGTGGTTTGAGTGAAGATTCGACCAACGGCGCATCTTCATTTGCACTTGTTGGTCAGCCATTGACTATGCGTGGTGCATTTATCCGTATGGCTAACCGATTTCAACCTTTTATTGGCGGCTCGCTTGATTTTCAGTATCCTGTCGAATTACGTAACTGCCGAGTTGCTGACAATACCAATGCAGTTATATACGGAAATGAATCTAGACAGTTTAGTTTGTCGAGTCGCGTAAGTGCGCACTGGTCAGAAGGTAAACTTAGAGATGCAAATAACTTATACCAGTATAAACCGGGTGCTGGCGATAATTATATCAATATCGGTGCGCAATCAGCAATTGTCTTTACGTCTACAACATTGACTTTTAATAATAATGATCCATCTGGGTTGCAAATTGGTGATTTAATCATGTGGCGGTTCAATGCTGTTGGCAAGTCTTTGGTTCAACACACTGTTCCGGCTGTGCAGATTACCGGTATAGTTGGTAGCGTAGTTACGTGTAATTTGCTCTATCCTCTAAGTTATTATGATCAAACATATAACATAGGTACAACTTCGGTAGTTGTTAACGAATGGGCATCCGCGCCTACTGCAGCTCTTACAGCAAATACAACGAACACTAGTCCTACGCTTTCAAGTGTCTCGCCTACAACTGTGCTTCAAAATGGTGATTGGATTTCTGGTGCAGGTATTCCAGCAAACACACGAGTTGTTTCAGGAGGCGGAACAGCAACGGTTACGATGTCACGAAATGCGACGGCAACAGCAACGGGAATCAATGTGGTTTTCGGGACTGTTAAAACGGTGCAATTGGTATAATGCCCGCAGGTTATCTTAAATTAAAACGTAAATACGGTACAGTAAAAGCCGCTAAGATTTGGAATTCCAAGATGAAGGGTACTGGTAAAACCGTTGGAAAAGGAAGATCATAATGGCTAATAGATTTGTTAGTAATGTTACTGCTGCTGCGAGTACAGCAGTCGCAATCACACCTACAGATGGTGTTGATTTAACATCAAATACTCGTGCTCTTTGGATAGGCGGTGCTGGTACTTTGACTGTTAATATGGCAGGCGATGGTAATTCAGTGTTGTTTTCGGGTATTCCCGCAGGAACACTTCTCCCTATTCAAGTTAGTAGGGTATCTTCAACAGGTACTACAGCTACCCTAATTGTAGGTCTTAATTAATGTCTGTTAAACATGTTAAAATCAATATAGGCTTAAGTCTTTAGTGAATGATTGTTTGGGAAATAAGTTTAGGAACTTTAATAACTCTTGTAACAGTTATATTTGCTGGAGCGGGCTTCTATTGGAGACAAACGTATGACGCCTCTGTTATTAAAGAAGATATAAGAGATATCAAAGAAGATATTAAGATCTTGAATAAGCTGATTATTGAATCAGCTATCTTAACTAAAGATGTATTGTTTTTAAAAGATCGTCTTGAATTGTTTGAACGCAGATTTGATAAGGTTTTAGATTATCTTCGTAGAGATGGACATGGAATCGACTGAAAAAAAGAAGGGTAGGCCTAAGGGTTCACTCAATAAACGTACTAAAGATAGAATTGAGGCTGTAGAGAAAGTACAACGTGTTTCCAAGCTTAAAGAAGCTCGTGAACAACATAGAATAGAAGCTGAATCCAGATTCGAACGTTTCATTGAAATCATTCAACCTCGTAGAGTCTTAGGCAATATTCATAGAGAAGTGATATCCTGGTGGACACGACAAGATGCTTTAACACATCAGCTCATTCTTCTACCCCGCGATCACATGAAATCGGCCCTTGTAGTTCTTAGAGCTGCATGGGAGATTACACGTAATCCTGCTATTAGAATTCTGCTAATATCAGCAACATCCAATCTCGCAACCAAACAATTAAAAGCTCTTAAAGATATTCTGACTTGTGATCAATATCGGTTACTTTGGCCAGATATGGTCTTTCCAGAGGAAGCTCGTAGAGAGAAGTGGACTGAAAGGGAAATATCCGTTGACCATCCGAAAAGACGAGAAGAATACATTAGAGAACCTACCGTATTCACAGCAGGACTCACTACCAATATTGTTGGTTTGCACTGCGACATCGCCATCTTGGACGACGTTGTCGTCGAAGACAACGCATATACTCAAGAAGGCAGGGATAGAGTTGCCAGCCAATACGGTTATTTATCCTCAGTAGAAGGTGTAGGTGCACGCGAATGGGTCGTAGGTACTAGATATCATCCTAGTGATCTATATTCCAGACTTATCGAAATGGAAGTCGAAGAATACGATGAAATCGGTGATCTCGTTAATAAACGTTCTCTATTCGAAGTTAAGCAACATGAAGTAGAATCGATGGGAGATGGAACTGGTGAGTTCCTCTGGCCCCGCCAACAACGTTCAGATGGTGCTTGGTTTGGTTTCGATGCAAAGATCTTAGCCATTAAGAAAGCTCAGTATCTCAATAAAACACACTTCAGAGCTCAGTATTACAATGATCCTCGGGATGCAGAGTCAGCTCCAATCAAGAGAGAACAGTTTCAATATTATGATCAGAACTTCCTACATTGTAAGGAAGGTAAATGGTATTACAAGAACAACCGTTTGAACATATTTGCAGCTGTAGACTTCGCTTATACCATCGGAAAGAAATCAGATTACAGCGCTATTGTAACAGTAGGTTGCGACAGTTTCAACAATTATTACATCCTAGAGATAGATCGGTTCAAGACTGACAAACATTCAGAATATTACAAGAGAATTCTAAAGTTATATGAGAAATGGGGTTTCAGAAAGATACGCGCTGAAGTATCAGGCGCTCAAATATCAATAGTTAATGATCTTAAAAACAACTACATACGTCCTAATGGTTTGTCTTTGTCTGTAGACGAATATCGTCCTTCTCGTTTAGAAGGCGCTAAGGAAGAACGTATAGCAGCTGTATTAGAACCTAGATACGATAATGGTCAGATATGGCATTACCCTAGTGGTAACTGTCAAATCTTAGAAGAAGAACTCGTAGTGATGAATCCTCCTCACGATGACGTGAAAGATGCACTTGCAGCTGTAATATCTATGGCTGTACCTCCTACCAGCTTCTTCTCATATGCAAGAACTTTGAATACAGACTTTAGTTTCCACCAGAAATTTGGAGGTGTTCTTTGATTGATTGGAATGAGATTCCAATAAAATGGATCTGTAGTTGTGGAGAATATAATTCAGAATCATGGAAAATATATCCAAAGAAATGCAAGAAATGTGGTTTAGCTAGAGGTTCAAGATGAATTTAACTGCTCCCAACGGTAGTAAAATAACCGTAGACGAAAAGAAGATCTTAGAGTTCGGTCCCCATATCGCTGGTGGATCATTTATAAAAGTAGGTAGCCAACGATATTTGGTGAAGGAGTCTGTTGAAGATATATTAAATGACCGGAAAAACGCTAGAACTACATAATGTCCTTACACCGGATATGCTTGCTACTCGAATCACTGAAAGGTGGATCGAATGGGATACACTCCGTAATGTCAAGAAAATCGATTGGGAAGAGATCCGTCGCTACGTCTATGCGACAGATACGACACAAACAACGAATGCGCAGCTCCCGTGGAAGAATAAGACGACTGTCCCGAAACTTTGCCAGATAAGAGATAATCTCTTCAGCAATTATACAGCTACAAGCTTTCCCAAGCGTAAGTGGCTCATATGGGAAGCAGACGAAAAAGACTCAAATTCAGTACAAAAGCGTGATGCAATCACCAACTATATGAGTTGGGCGATCAATCAGAAGGCTTTCAAAACAGAAATATATAAAATCATCTTAGACTATATCGACTTCGGAAATTGCTTTGCGACTGTTGAATGGATTGACAATAGAGTGGCTCAATTAGGAAAAACTCAAGCAGGCTACGTAGGCCCAGCTATTAGACGTATTAGCCCACTAGACATTGTAATGAATCCCACGGCAGAGAACTTCGAGTCTTCTCCTAAGATGATCCGTTCAATCATATCTCTGGGTGAACTTAGAGATTATCTACAAAGAATGTCCACCGATGAGAATCGCGTGGCAATGGAACAATTATATGAATACTTACGTAACATACGATTCCACGCTAGAACGTTTCAGGGTGACTGGCAACAGCGCGATCGTCTATACTCCATGGACGGTTTCACATCGTTTAGAGCCTACCTCCTCTCCGATTTTGTGGAAGTTCTCACTTTCTACGGAGACTGGTACGACGTCATAAACGATCACTTCGAAAAGAATCGAGTGATCACTGTCGTCGATAGACACAAGCTCATTGAAAATAGACCTAACGCTTCTTATTTCGCGAAGCCTCCAATATACCATGTTCCTTGGAGAAAGAAACAAGAAAATCTCTGGGGCATGGGTCCCTTAGACAATCTAATCGGTATGCAATATCGGATGGATCATGTCGAAAACATGAAAGCAGACGTATTTGACCTTGTCACTTACCCAGTACAGAAGATTAAAGGTTTCGTCGAAGAGTATATTTGGAGACCAGGCGAGAAGATCTTCACAGGTGAGGAAGGCGATGTGGAGATGGTCGTTCCGGACGTCCAGGCTCTCAACGCTAATATGGAAGTACAAAATCTGGAACGCCTTATGGAAGAAATGGCAGGTGCGCCAAGGGAGGCCATGGGCTTTAGGACTCCTGGAGAGAAAACCAAGTACGAAGTACAGCGACTTGAGAATGCAGCTGCACGACTCTTTCAAAATAAAATCTCACAATTTGAAGAGGAAATGATTGAGCCTCTCTTGAACGCCATGTTGGAATTGGCAAGGCGCAATATGACCGGCGTAAATGCCATACGCATATTTGACGACCAACTCAAGATCGCTACATTCCAAGAATTAACGGTTGAGGACATCACAGGAATTGGCCGTATTAAACCCGTAGCCGCTCGTCATTTCGCTGAGCAAGCAGAATTAGTTCAGAATCTCACAAGTCTGACAGGATCCAACCTATGGCCTACAGTGCAACCGCACTTCTCAGGCGTACGTATGGCACAGGTTCTTGAACAGGTTTTTGACATCGCTGACTATCAGATTGTTATGCCCAACGTGGCAATTGCAGAACAATTCGATGCTCAGAAGTTCTCTCATGCTCTTGAAGAACAAATGCATCAATCCACTATGACCGCTAGTGGTCAAGGAAGTGATTTTGATTTGAATGGACCAGATACCAAACCGGAACACACTCCGATGAATCTTCAGAGACAACCACCCGCTAACGCGACCCCGTCGGGAACATTAGGAACAACGTGAAAACCGAAGCATTAACAATACAAAAGAAACTAATAAGCAATGAAGCATTAAACTATGAAGATCGAACCTTTTTGATCGGGTTTATATACTTCGCATTAGAACTCCAAGAGTTTATTAAAGAAAGGAAACTATGACCGATAGTTTATTGGGACAGACAGAGTACCCAGACAGAGACTTTCACGCCGAGCTAGTTGGCGATGGAAAGAAGTTTAAAGACGATAAAGAACTAGCAAAAGGAAAATGGTACGCAGACGAGATGCTCAAAACAAATAACGCGAAAATGGACCAAATGCGCGAAGAGCTCCTCCGACTGCAAGAAGAAAACACAGCTAGTAAAAAGTTGAATGAAATGCTCGACCAATGGCAGAATCGTTCACAGTTACCTCCTGAAACACAAACCCTTATTCAGGACAAGTCTCCTAGTTTAGATACAAATCAAATTAAGAGTTTATTTGACAATTTTGCTCAAGAACGAGAACAAACTCGCAAGCAAACTGATAATCTTAATTATGTCAAAAATAAACTCACAGAACAGTATGGGCGTGATTATAACACAGCTCTAACTCAGCAAATGACTGATCTCGGAATTTCAGAAACATATCTCAACGATATGGCTAAAACCTCTCCTAAAGCTCTTTTGAAGATGCTTGGTGTTGATGAAGCTCCTAAAGTCACAGATCCCTTCAGGGCTCCTCCACGGAACGCTATGAATCAAAGTCAGTACAAACCTCCTCAAGAGGAACGTACTTGGTCTTGGTATCAGAAACTCAAAGAAGAGAATCCCAAGAAGTGGGCTTCGCGAGAAACAAATGTTCAAATGCACAATGATGCCATCCGTCTAGGAGAGCGATTTAATGATGGCGACTTCGATAGATACGAAAGAGATTTTCGTATCACTTATTAAGGAGACTTAGATTATGGCTGGTTTTATGGACCAGAATACTCAGTTTCTTTTGAGGACTCAGCTGTGGTCACGCCACATTAAAGAGCTGCTCCTCGATGAACTGAATGCCATGAAATGGGTCCGACTGATTCAAGATTTTCCAGATGGCGTGTTGATTAACATCCCGTCCATCGGCGAAGCTGAAACTGCTGACTTCACAGAAGGTCAGGCAATTAAGTACAATGCAATGGCAACTGGTAACTTCACGTTCCAGTTTGACAACTACAAGTACTCAGCCAATGCTATCAGTGAGAAGTTCAAGAGGGACAGTTTCTATGCAGCCGATGTTATCGCTGCGTTCGTTCCTCGTCAACATCGCGCTCTTATGGAAGCTGTTGAAACAAATATCCTGTCAAAGGGTAATGCGGCTCAAACATCAGGCAATCCAAATATTATCAATCTTGCCGATCATCGGTGGGTTGGTACCGGCGCAGGAAGCGCGATCTCTTATCCTGACTTCGCACGAGCACATTATGCACTCACAAAGGCTAATGTTCCTCTGGTGAATCTGGTTGCGATCGTTGATCCTTCCGTTGCCTATACAATACAAACACAGGCTAATCTTGTTAATCTGTTGTCACCAATGCCCATGTGGGAAAACGTCATTAAGGATGGCGCTGTTACGGGATTCAAGTTCAGGTTCAACCTGTTTGGGTTCGACATTTACGTGTCCAACTATCTTCCGTCAGTCGGTTCTGAAACGATTACTTCAGGTGGTGTTGCAGGCGCAGTGACCACAGGTGTGGCTAATTACTTCTTCTCTGCAGCTCCCGGTGACACACTACCGTGGGTTGGAGCCTTTAGGCAACTGCCTACTGTCTACTCTGAGTTCAATAAAGACTTGCAGCAAGAAGAGTATCTGACCATTGCGGAATGGGGCTTTAAGCTCTACCGTCCTGAGAACTTTGTTACTATCCTCACAAACACCTCAGCGGTGCCTAGCTAATAGAAAGGATATTACATGGTCGCAGGTTTTTGGTATAATCAAGATGGACTGCCTCTGCAGTATGGTACGCAGAAGGCAATCCCAGAACTCGGTGGTGATTATCTCGTTTACGGTGAAACAAGGGAAATTGAACAACTCATTCCTCTTGTTCCAATGGTAATCGCGGGTAACACTGTCCCAGCTCCACCCACAACGTTTACCGGCAATACTACTGTTATTGCGGCAGGTATTCAATCACTGACTAACCTCGTGCCTTTGCAGGTTAATGCAGTTAATGCTGGTGGTTCTACAATCACTCTTACAACTCCTCAGCTCTTCTTTGAAGAAGTGACTGTTGAAGGTCTTATTACTGCCACTGGTGGTACTAGCATCGCAGTTGGTTTGGTGACAACAAGTCCCGGTACTCCGAACTCTACATTCGTTCAAGTGACTCCTAATGCAGGCAGTCAGTTGATCGGTACACTGGCCACTGCCAATATGGTGGCTGGTCAGAGGGTTTCATTCACACAGGCAGCTACTACAGGTCTCAGGTGGGACACTGCAACTGCTGTTGGAACGAGCGGTAACTGGATGGGAAATGTTCCTTTGGTAACAAATGCTCTTACACCGCTCCCACAGAGCGCTTGGATTAGCACTATCGCTACTGGTACGTTTACTAACGGGCTTATCAAGCTTAGGCTTCGTTACACCATGTATGGTGATATTAACTTCTAATTAGTGATGGGGAGCTCCGGCTTTCACCGGACTCCCCATTCTAAAGGAAAGGAAACAAATGGCAATTAATACATCTCAAATCGACCTTATGGGTGGACTTGACGAAGTAGTCATGAATCAACGCGTTAGGGGCTATGTTCCCGGTGCTGCAGCAGGTGTTTCGGCACCAGGTGCACAACAGTATGGTACTATGTGGATGCAAGGCACTGGAGTTGCAACTAACTTCGCTGCTGCTACTACTCCTAGCACTATTACCGCAGCTATGCTCGGTGGTGGTATTATAGTTCAAACTCCAAGTGGTGCAACAGTTTGGAATTTGGACAATGCAACCAATATTCTTAACTATATGACTGCTAATTCAGCGGGTGTTCAGGTCGGAGATATTCTTGTCTGCGATGTAATTAACGCTAGTGTTGCAGCCAATGCTATTACAATTAACGTTGGAACTGGTGGTAGTTTTGATACAGGACAAACTTCTCTCGTTATGAATGCAGGTACTTCACGAACGCTATTCATTCGAATTACTAACGTGACTACGCCCACATACGTCTGCTACGGCTAAACATAGAAAGTAGATTATGGCTGAAAATATTACTCTCAATAACGTAGCTACGTTTCAAAACGATACGTCGGCAGTTAACACTGTCAACACTAATAACGCAGCTATAACTACAGCTTTTACGGATGTCTTATCTCGAAGTGGAGTGAGTCCTAATCCGATGCTCTCCACTTTGGATATGAATGGGAATCAAATTATTAACCTTCCGTTCCCCACAACTCTCAATTCTCCAGCTAGACTTGCTGATGTAACGAGTGCTCAAAATATTACAATTGTAAATGCAACTACGGGTACATCTGGACATACAGTCCCATTTTTAGACGGAGTTAATACTTGGTCTGCTGTTCAAAATCTTACAGCAGGTTTAAACAGTATTATAACAAATCCTGGTTCTTTTACTTCTAGTAATGTCTTTAATCAATTTTCTATTGGTGTCGATAATTTAGATGCAAGTGGTGTAGGAAACATTGCAACCAATTTCAATGTTTTTCATAGTTTCGGTGGATCAAGTACCAAAGGATCTCGTCAAGCTTTTACAGCAGTTGGTCAATTAACCTCGCCGACTTCAGCTACAAATACAAGTAGATTTTATGTTGGCGGTCAGTTTTTGATGCAAGCCGTTTCTAATGACGGAGGCGGAGTCGGTACTGAAAAAGGTTCAATCTTCGGTGGTAATTCAACAGCTATTATAAATGCTGCTGCCACTAATATGGCTGAACTATGTGGACATGAATTTAATACTACTGCCGTAGCAGGATCTACTGTTCTTGATAAATGGGGTTTCTCCGTTGTACAGCCATCAAATGATGCTGTTTCTGGTTCACGTAATGACGCTGCCGTACGTTTGACGAATCAAGCCGGTGCTGTAGGTTGGAACAGAGGAATTCAATTCGGAGATGGCATTAATCAATTCCCCGTTAAGAGTTCAGGAACACTTATTAAAACAGTAAGCGGTTCTGTAACTAATGGTGCTGATTTCTCAGTTACTACATTTAGTGGAAATGCTTTTGCAAGTCCTGGCTTTGCGATTAACGGAACGGGACAAATTACAACAGGTTCTTCTGGTGTCAGCAGTGGTAATGTAATTTTCAACGGAACTACTTCTGGTTTTGTTTCTGTCTTCTCAAGCGCTACTGGAAATCTCTTAACTGTTTCTCAACCGATTCAAGTAGGTACTATAGGTTCTATAGCAGGTCAGATAAACATTGCAGGACAAACAAGTGGTTCAGCTCAGTTGAGTTGTTCCGCAACCGGTGGAACACTATTACTTGGGAATGGAAATGTATCTATAACTACAAGTGGTAATACTGTTTCAAACGGGAATATGAAAGTAGGCGGAACTACAGCTGCAATATCTGGAGGCGATGCAAGTAATGCTTATTTCTATGGAACAGGAACTTTAGGTGTTTACTTCGGAGTAGGTGCTCCGACAATAACAGCAGCTCAAGGTTCTTTGTATATAAGAACAGACGGCACTACTAACGTCACTCGAGCTTATATTAACACAACTGGTTCAACGACTTGGACAGCTATTAATACGGTTGCATAATGGAACAGAAAGTTAAAGCTTTACTCGGTGAATATGCATTTACAATAACCGCTCTTCAACATCAAGTTGAACAGTTACAGGAAAAAATTAAAGAATATGAAGACAAGCCTCAACGGAAGAAAACTGATTGAATCCTTTGAGGGTTTGATCTTACAATCTTACGATGACTACAATGATCACATCGTTAATGCCGGGGACACAATTCATGGAGTACTTACTATCGGGTATGGGCATACTAGCGTTGCTGGGGCTCCTATCGTATTTGCTGGACAGACACTTAGCAAAGACGAAGCCGATCAAATACTCGGATCGGATCTCGGACGAGTCGAAGAAGAAGTCAACAGACTAGTTCATGTACCACTCAATCAAAATCAGTATGATGCTCTTGTTTCTTTCCATTTTAATACTGGTGCTTTGGGAAAAGCTTCTGCACTTACTCTTCTTAATTCTGGGGATTACGTAGGAGCTGCTGATCATCTTCTTCAGTACAATAAAGCAGGTGGACGAGTCCTAGCAGGTCTAATACGTCGTAGGAAGGCCGAGCATGAGCTTTTCATGTCCCCCGCTACTACCCTACCTGACACCCCTAAAAAACCTACCAGTGAGCTTCCTACGAGCTCCTTGCCACTGCCAAGTGGCAGTTGGAACATAATAGTAGATTATTACTGGAATTTAATTCTCAAACTCTTTAAAAGGAAAACAAAATGAATAGTGTAATTAACGTTCTTTCTACACTAGTTGGTCCCACTCAGCTTGGTGGCTGGATTCGTGCAGCTATTGCAGCTGCCGGTGGCTTTCTAGTGGCGCATTATGGAATGCAGTATTGGAACGGTGATGCCGTTATTAGTGGAATCGGCGCTGCTGCTTCTGCTATAGTTGTTGGTCTATGGTCCTCGTTGGCTAAGACTGCGACTCCCGCTCCTGTAGCCTAATGCTAAGTTTCTTAGGTCTTCTTCTTCCTGGCCTATTCCAGACAATTAACAGCATAACTAATGCTATTGCCAACGAGAAGATAGCTCTTCTTAAGGCTCAGACTGAAGAAGATAAGACGGCTGCCCAAGAGCGAATAAACACTCTTGAAGCCAAGAGAGCTGCTCTGTTGGCAGATTCTCAACATTCAAGTTTAGATATGTGGGTTAGAGCAGGCCTCGCAGTAGGCCCCTCTGCCTATATCACCAAGATCTTTCTTTGGGATAAAGTACTTCAAACTTGGACGCATGGAAGTACAGAACCAGTTTCTCCCGATCAATGGCAAGTCTTAATGGCTGTTGTTGGTTTCTATTTCATATACTCAGGTGCAACAGCAGTTGCAAGGATTTTTAAATCGTAATGGCTCAACAAACTCTACTAAACATGGTTCAGAATATTCTATCTGCTATGTCCTCCGATGAGGTGAACTCAATCGGAGACACAGTAGAGTCTATGCAGGTAGCCCAGATTATTCAGAATAAGTATTACGATATCATGGCCAGAGGAGATCTTACATTAGATCTTCAACTGTTCCAACTTAATCCTTCGGATAATTCATCTTTCCCCGTTTCGATGTCATTACCTACAGGTGTCAGTAGAATCGACTGGTTGAAATATTATAATACTAATCCTCTGGATAATACTCAAAATAGTCAATTTGGATCTTTCAGTCATGATCTAAATACTGATCTAAAAACGGTGGGAAGTGGTCCTACTGTTCCTCCTGGCTACGCCTATGTTCAAATTACACCTATTGATTATTTTCTCGAGATAACAGATCGTTTAGATCTTACTCAGAATAATGTGAAGTCTTATCTATTTAAAGAAGGTGGTAATAATTTCATCTTTAAATATTTTACAGATAGACAACCAAGAATGTGTACTATTATCGGTAATCAATTTGTTGTCTTTGATTCATTCGATAAAACTCAGGATAGCACTCTTCAAGCTTCAAAGACAGAAGCATATGGACAGATACTTCCTACGTTTCTTTTACAAGATAATTTTGTGCCTGTACTTGATGATCTTCAATTTCCTTTACTTCTTAATGAGAGCAAATCTCTGGCTTTCTATGAACTTAAACAAATGGCTCATCAGAAGGCAGATCAAGAAATTCAAAGGCAGTGGACTGTTACTCAGAAGACCAAATCAAAATCCAACAAACCTTCTTATTTTGATCAACTTGATAACTTTGCGAGAATTCCAAGAACAGGTATGGCTAGTGGATATCCTGTGTGGAGATGGATGCGATACGGAATGTAAATGGCACTACAACAACAACCAGTTCCTACCGTTGAAAATCATTTTATCGCTGGACTGAAAACAGAATACACCGGCTTAAACTTTCCTGTAAACGCAGCTACTGATACACAGAACTGCGTTTATACTTTAATTGGAGATGTTGAACGTCGTGGAGGTATCAACTACGAATCTAACTTTGCTCTGAATAGTATCAATGCAGCTGGAGGAGTTGCAAGATCTTCTTTTAGATGGTTGAATGCAGGTGGCGATGGAACAAGTCAGATATTGGTACAACAGATTGGAAACAATCTACATTTCTGGAAATCGAGTTCAGCTACTCTAAGTAGTCCTTTATCGACCACTCGTCTACCTTCTGTAGTAAATCTTCTCGGATTTAGAGCGGATAACACAATTAATCCAGTATTTCAAGAATGTCAGTATGCAATGGGCAATGGATACTTGTTTGTATTTCATCCCAATTGTGATCCTTTTTATTGTATCTTTAACAATAATCTTGTAACTGCAAATGTAATAACTCTGCAAATGAGAGATTTTGTTGGTATACCAGAAACAGGAGTCGCTGATAACTTTAGACCTAGTACTCTGAATGATGAACACAAATATAACTTAATCAATCAAGGATGGACACAAGGATCTGGTTGGACAGGTATTACTACATACAAAGGTCAAATTCCTTTGAATGATCAGAATACTGGACCTCAAACTATAACTTTTACATTGATTTCACAAAGTAGTACATCCGTTGTAACTATTGGAAGTCAAGTTCAAATGGATGTGAATCCTTGTTCAAAGACTGGCCCCAACAATAACAATCTCACTGGAAAAGTTACGTTAACAGGTGTTGTTACGGCCTATACAACTCCTTCCATAACTGTTAATTTTAATAGTAATAACAACCATCCTTTGAATCAAACAGGCTTTTGGCAAGGCGGTAATTTCTTTGATACTGCAGCCAATGTAAATATGTCTTTGATTAACGTAGGTTTTATCAATACTTGGTTTGCTGCTGTTGGAAACTATCCTTCTAATTCGGATATATGGTGGTTGTATAAAAAGACTGATAATTCTTTTGATCCTTTAACAACACTAGCTAATGTTCAAGCAGTACAGTCTCCAGCTCCTAAAGGATCTTTCGTATTAAGTGTTTTCAATCAAGATCGTTCTTCAGCATCTAGTATTCCTGGTCTCACGCCAATAACAACTGTGTCGCGACCAAGTACAGGAGCTTTCTATCAAGGAAGAGTTTGGTATTCAGGTATCAATGCTTTTGATCCTGCGATTGGAGACGCTCCCAATACGACATGGACTGAAACTGTATATTTCTCACAGATAGTAGAGAGTCCTCTTAATTTTGGAAGATGTTATGAAAACAATGATCCCACTTCACAGAATCTGTTTTCATTACTTCCTTCAGATGGAGGAACAATAACTATTCCAGGATCAGGAGCGATCTATAAACTATTCCCATTAAGGTTTGGTTTACTTGTATTTGCTGCTAACGGTATATGGTTTATAAGTGGTAGTTCAGGTATTGGATTTACAGCTAGTGATTTCAATGTAACAAAGATATCCAATATACAAGCTATATCTGGTTCTTCATTTGTTGAGATGCAGGGTTATCCAATGTTTTGGAACCAAGAAGGAATATATCATGTTCTTCCTGCAGCAACATCAGGTTCAGCACATAGTCCTGACATTCAATTGGATGTTCAAAATCTATGTCTCGGAACTATTTTATCCTATTACAATAATATTCCATTGATTAGTAAACCTTTTGCGAGAGGAGACTATGATCAATTAAGTTATATTGTTCAGTGGTGTTTTAGAAGTACCAACGAGTCTGGAATAAACAATAGATATAATTATGATACTATATTAAATTACAATGTAGTTACTAAAGCTTTTTATCCTTTTACATTGCCTGCAAGTAGTTCACAAGTAAATGATATTAAATATATCCAGAATCCAGGTGGAAGCGGGGCTCCTGCTCCAATACTTAAATATATTGTTTCTGTAGGTTCAAAGATAACGTTTGCAGAAGAGAATGATTTCAGTACTTACAGAGATTTTATTAGCGAGAACAATACTGGATATAACTTCATCAGTTATTTCTTTTCCGGTTATAATTCAGCAGGTAAGTTTTTAACTAAGTTTCAGACGCCATATGTATATATGTTCTCTCGAAATCCTTCGAGTAACTCTTACGGTATAGCTGCTGTTTGGGATTATGCTGGAAGCGGTTTAACGGGCAAATGGAGCACAAGACAAATAAAAAGCAACTCTCCCAATAACTTTTTTAATATGTATCATAAAATAAGGCTTAGGGGCAGAGGATTAGCAATGCAAATTCATGTAACATCTGTAGACGGTAAACCTTTCGATTTGATGGGTTGGAGCGTCTGGAGTGAAACCAATATAAACATATGATTAATACTTCAAATAATAAAGTCATAATGCTCGAAAAGATACCTGGAGAGACATATACCAGATCTGAGAAGGGTGAAAAGGAATATAAATACTTCTTAACAGATGTTCCTTTGCATGCTATTCAAGATGAATCTACTAGTCTCTGGACTATGAGATATAATGCTCCAGCTAAACTTCCTCCGGCTTTACAAGGATTACAATTCACAACCTTCACAAGTTTACGAAAACATGCTGAAGCTTATTTCAGACTTCGTAACATAAGAATTAAAGATATAATAGAGAATATAGATAATGGTTAGTCCTGTTGGAATGGGTATGGAAGCTGCAGGCTTTGGTCTGGAGCTTTATGGAAGTCTTCAAGCTTCCAAGTATGCTCATCAAGAAGCTCAGATTGAAAAAGATAAACTCGCAAACGAACAACTACAAGATAACACACGTCGTGCTGCAATGGAGTTGAGTGCCGACAGGCAACAAAAAGAACAAATACGACAAATGCAGGTTAGTCGTTCTATGCAATTGGCTGCTGGACAAGCTTCCGGAGGTCAGTTCAGTTCAGGACTTGCAGGAGCTCAAGCAGGTACTTCCGGTCAAGGAAATGTAAATAGACTCGGTATTTCACAGAGTCTACAGTTCGGTGAGAAGATGTTTGATCTCAACGATATGCTTAACTCTCTTAAGATGAGCGAGGCTGGTATCGAAGGTAAGAAAGCTGATGCTGCCGGTATATCTGCTATTGGCGGTGGCTTGATGAAGATGGGAAGTATGGTTTAATGAATGGTCGATGATTATAACAATCCTACAGATGAAGGAGTTTCTTTAAATCCACAACCGGTTGAAGATAAAGGAGTTCCTCTCGATGATCCCAATAAGCCTCTGCCTCCTGCGATAGCAGCAGACAGAGCTACTAAAGCTACTTTCGGATTAAGAGGAAAAGTAGATAAAGGGTATGACGACTATTACAATGCTTTTGTTTCTGGACAAGAGAATCCTATGCGTGAGTACATTGTTAATGCATTGTATGAGCAAGATACTGCACGGAGACAACAGACAGTAATGGGGATGATGCAACAGAAGGGTGGTTTACTTTCTCAATCAGATCTCGACGATATTACGAGGGCTCATAATTATCCACCAACTGTTATTGAAGATCATTATGCCCAAAGGTATATGGATCATCTTAATTGGCCTGTAGGTAAAGAAGAAACTAATTGGCTTAAAGATGCTTACGTTCAGATGCCTGCTGAAGTAGAGAAAGAAATATCGACAGGTGTTGAAGCTAGAGCGCGTCTCGAGTTCTTTCAAACAATGCAGCAGGATGCTCATGCAAATGCTGAGAAACAGTCATGGCCCAGCTGGGCTATCGATAGACTTAAAGAAGCATCAGGTCTATATTCTTTTATTAAACAACATGTTCCTGGAACAAGTTGGTTGTCTCTTCCAGGCGATCAACGTAGAGAAGCTGTAACCAATCTTTGGAATTCTCCTGATTATCGTCAAGAATATTTAAACTTCTACAACACTCTTAAAGCTGATAATCCAGCAATGGCTAAAGAGTTTGCTGATGATGTTTTAGGTATGACTTCTGATCAACGCTTCTTAGAGAATGTTATGCCTCTCATAAGTATTGAAGGCGGTTTTGCTGGTAAAACGATTACAAATATAGGTATGCGTAATCAAATACGTACTGCTGTGCGTCAACAAGTTCTTGCAGGAATTTCAAAAGATAATCCAGAATTAGCTGCTTCACTATCTGCTGGTAATGTTGCAGAAGCAACTATTCAAAGAACTTGGGGAAGTATTATTAAGAGAGCTCGACGAGCAGATCCTCTTCAAGATGCATTAGATGATCTTCCATATCTCTTTAAATTAGGTCGTGAGAACATTGCTCAAGAAGCACAGCAATATCGAAGTGTTGGTATGGATCTTGCAGGTTCTCAACAACTGTTGGATAAGTATGATGAACTCATACGTACTTTTCCACAAATGATGTCTGATCTTACGCATGCTGAACGTATCCCTGCATTAGCAGAGAGGTATCGTCCAGCAATGGAAGCTGCACAACAGCAAGTCATCGACAATAATAAAACTCTTGCTTCGCGTATATGGAATCTCAGTGAACCTTGGTATAATCCAATTACCAAGAGTTGGTTTGTAGATGCATTCTTTGGAAAGAACAGTCAGGAACCTTTCGGAAGTCTCGGACATGCAGGTAGAGTCGCTAAAGAAAACGGACTGACTGGACATGATTATGTCGGTGAACCTATTGCACGATTACATGGACCACCGGCTCCAATTGATCTCGCCAAAAGAATTGCAGACAACAAAGTAATCTTCGAAGAACTGCGTAAAATCATGGCGGCTCCTCGTTGGTCATCCCGTGCTGCAAAGTCTTTCGGAGGTAAGACACGATCTCAAATTATGAAGGAAGCTACAGATGTAGGAGCTCAAATTCAAGGAGATGAAGCTCTCTTGGCAAGCGGAGTAACTAAGTTTGCTCCTCCTCCTGGAACTTCTTTAGGACAAGCAGGTTCAGGTTTTTACATTCGTAAAGCATTTCCTGTTGACGAAACAGCTCCAGGGATGCGTCAGTATTATGCAAAGTTATCTACAGACTTAACACCTACTGGAGGTGTTCTTAATTCTTTCTTGAGTCGGCTTAGGACTCCCAATGAAACTCTCTCAGACTGGATGACTCGAAATAGAGAAGTTGCTACATTCGCTTCTTCGCGTATAGAAAAGTATGTTTTCGATCAAGCAGAAGAGATTCGTAAACTTGCTCCCAACATTCCTTTTGGTACAAATAAGAAAGCAGTATGGGATGACTTTGAACGTGTAGTAAATGCTGCGCGAGAAGTCAGAGATCCTACAAATGGTAAAATAGGTTATACGTTTAAAACTGTAGGTGAACTTCAGATGAAGTATATGGAATGGATCCATCGTCTACCTACTGATCCTGAAGTAGCCGCTTACTTTGCTTTCAAACGTATTCAAGAGATTGATCATGCTCTTCGTGTTATCGATATTGTAAGTAACAAATATCGCAACGGAGTTATGTCGCATCGTATGTTCACAATCAAAGATGGTGAGCAAGTATATTCACCTGAGTTTGATGCTAAATCTCATGCTGAATTTCCTTCGGGACACACGAGCGATACTATTGCAATCATTGGGGATGACGGTAAAGCAAAAGTAACTAAGATTGGAAAACTAAACAATCTTCAAAAAGCAAGATACGACTGGCAAGTCAAAAGCGGCGCTATGAAAGCAGCACGCGTTTACGCTCCCACTCAGAATCCTCTTGCTGGTTATGCAGGTATCAAAGATACAGATCACATCATCTGGGTGATGACCAAGAACATTGAAAACAAAGCTCTTGACTGGCAGAAGCAACTTCCTTGGCGCGGTGGTGGACATTTTATTTCCAAATGGGATAACTATATCAAACAGATTGATGTAAAAACAGAAAACATCGATGGAGAGAAGTTCTATCATGGTGTTGGTGTTAATACACTCATGCCTGTTATCAATGGAGCTGAAGGACGTGCCATCATTGGTCACATAGAGAAAGTCAGACAGTTCTTAAGAAGTGCTACTCCTGCTAATCTAGCTGCTGCCAAAGACATCGTTGAGAATACCATGAAGATGGATTGGAAAGAGGTCTACGGTTGGTTTAGACCTACTGCTACGAGAGGTCCAGGTGGTCAAATGGTTGCAGGGGCTAAACCTCTATTCAGTCTCACAGAACCATTTCAAATGGTAAGAGCCAATCAGAATCTCATGAACATTGATAAAGCTGGTTTGCTTTCTCGGTATCCTGAAGGTAGGTTTACTGATGCTACAAAGCATGGAGATATGAGTTTACAACATCTTACTGAGTTTTCTCAGGAGCGCGATCGTGATACTCTCATGACTTTGAATAATAAAGGTTCCATATCTAATCCCGCTTACAATTGGGAACCTGCTCCATTGCTCGATGCTATTCCTACAATGGATAGAGCAATGACTAAGATTGCCAATACGACAATCATGAACGACATGAAGACACAGGCTATAGAAACTTGGGTTCGTGAAGCTCGTGAAGGACTCTTGGCAAGCGGTCTCACTGAAAGTGAATTACAAGCTTCACCGTTATATTGGTTTCACCACGGAGAACTCGGAAGAGGCTGGGATCCTATACGTGCACGAGAACTTGAAACAGCTCGCATGCAGATTAAACAATTCGTTGGGCAGGTATCTGAAACCGATGCGATAACGCATGCGTGGAGTCAGAAACTTGTTGACGCTACCTATGAACGTTTCCCTGGAGCTACTCGTTGGTTATCCGATAAAGGATACGATGCTACATGGACAGCACATCAGCTCTCTGATCCGACAAGATTACTAAGGTCAATGACATTCCATCTTAAGATGGGATTGTTTTCTATTCCGCAGCTATTAGTCCAAGGACAAACCTATACAAACATATTGGGTATTGCAGGTCCAACTCGTGCAATGCAAGGAACGACTGCAGCTTTAATGTGGCAGTTCACGAGACGCAATGCAAGCGAAGCTTTCATAAAAACACTTGACAAACATGCAACGCGATTTGGTTGGGGTGACGGACAGTTCATTGCTGCTCGTAAGGATGCAATGGATACGGGATTTTTTAATGTCGGTAGAGAATACTCTATGATTGACGATCCCATGTCAAATAAAATGTTCAAGACCGCATGGGGTAAGTTCTTAGATATGGGTGCTTGGCCATTCACAGAAGGTGAACGTAATGTTCGCGCTGGCGCTTGGTTTACAGCATGGAAAGAATATGCTGAAACCTCCGGTAAGACAGTTATGAATAATACAGACAAGCTCAAGATTCTTGATAGAGCTAGTCTTCTCAACGGTAATATGAATCGCGCATCCAATGCTCTTTATCAACGAGGGTGGGGGGCTTTCCCAACACAATTCTTTACATACACAATTCGTCAAGCTGAATTGATGTGGGGTAAGCGTCTCACTCCTCTTGAAAAAGGACGGTTGTTAATAACCAATGCTATGATGTACGGATTACCTGTTGGTCTCGGGATCACTGGTATTCCTTCAGATGTTCTACGTCAGAACATGATTCAGAATGGATACACGCCAGGTCAGAATCAAGTTGAATCCTTCTTTACAGAAGGTGCTATATCGCAATTAATTGATTCTATGACCGGTACGTATTACAACGTTGGTGAACGTTTAGGTACGACTGGTGCTACTCCCGTCTATGATCTTCTTTATGGAGACAAACCAACATGGGAGATGGTTATGGGAGCTTCTGGTTCTACACTTGCAAGTGTCTTTGAATCCTTTAATCCCTTCTATCAGAAGGTCATGTCTACCTTTAGAGGTGATCCAGGTGGATTCAACATCATGGCTGAACATTATGCTCAGATAGCCAAGGAAGCAGGAAGCTTTAACAATACGTGGAGATCTTATATAGCCGCCGCAACGGGCAGGCTTATAACTAAGAAAGGTGAAACCTTATCTGGCAAGATGGATTTGTTTTCATCTATCTTAATGGGAACTACAGGTCTTCAACCTCAAGAAGCTACCGATATGTATCTCATGTCTGCTGCTGCAAAGGCTGAAAAGGAAACACAACAGTGGGCTGAAAAGAGGTTTATTGAAGAATATCATAGAGGTCTTGAAGCTTACGATAACAAAGATATCTCCAACGGTAATGCCTTTATGGCAAATGCTTTTGCTTATTCAGATATGTTTGCTCCTGAAGAAGATAAGCCTGCATGGATGGCTCGCGCATCGAAAGGTTGGGAAACAATAATTGATAGAACTAAAGAATCGTTTGGTACTAAACATGTTCCGCCACAACTCAAAGACGTTCGTCGTAATCAATACATTCAAGGATTAAAATAATATGGTAGATTTAACATCTTTCGAACCGAGACCTACGCGAGAAGATAATTGGTTGGGGTGGTCTAGAGCAGGGCAACAACCTCGTGGTGATCAAGGGGGAGAGATTGCTGGTAAAGCGATTGGGAGTGCTCTTGAGAATGTAGGAAAAATAGGCGGAGACATTACAAAAGCTTACGCTAAGTCTGGTGCTGAAGATATTCTTAATGAAGATACAGCCCGGCTTGAAGGTATTGCAGGGAGTCTGGGAATAGATCAAGGAAGTCTTTTGGGAGCTCGAGGGCAAGCGGATGATCCTAATAAAGCTCCTCAAGAAGTAATGAATGCCGGAACAACTATTGAAAATCTGCAGTCCAGTAAAGCGAATGGCGCTATGTCGAACACCTATATGGATGCAAGAATTTTACAGTTTCAAAAAGATACTCGTTCAAAATTTCCATTCTTCAGAGCGCAGTTTGACGAAGGAGTCAGGGAAGCAACTGGCGTAGCACATACAGCCAATGAATATCATCAAAAGCTTTTAGGAGATATTAACAGTTTTCTAACGGGTAAAGATAAATATAAAGATATGGCTTTGACTGAAATCAAGTCACGTATGGGTGGTTCTGTTGCCGGTGTAACAGCTGATGTAGCTATGGCTAGAGTTCACAGTGGAGAATGGACTCCCGATCAAGGACTTCAATGGTCCAATAAAGTTCAAGCAAATGAATGGCAACATACTCAGAATATGAATAGCTTGAATGAGGAAAAAGCAGTCAGAGAAAATTACTCGGAACGAGCTGTTCCTATTGCTCAAAATAGAGTTAATGCTGCTGTGAATGAACTTCAAATGGCTGCTGCTGAAAGTGTCGGACTTAAAACGACTCAAGACATGTTGGATTATTTAGCGCATCCTGAGCAACACACTCCACAAGAGTATCAAAAAGTTGCACAAGCTTATGGAGCTCTTCATCCTAAAATAAGTCGAGAGATTGATACGAGACTTTATGGTCCCGTTAAAGATTCAAAAGGAAACATTGTTAACGGTCCGGATGGTAAACCTTTACCAGCTTTAGCTTCACATCTTAAACCAGAAGAGATTCAAAAGATCCGTACTTCAGCTTTACAACAATTCAAAGATGGTGAGTCTTTTATCACGCAGGGTGACTTCGGTGGTTTGAGTTATTGGAATAGATCCATGCATATTGCGGAAACATCTATGAGATACGATCTGGATAAATCTTCTGCTGGTAATTATGTACGTATGGCTAAAACTCTTAAAGATATGGGAGCCGATCAACTTCTCGCAGAATATCAAAAGCAAAGGTTAAGTTCCGGAATTATTCCTGAACTCAGCAGTGCTCTTGATTCTATTATGTTGAAGAGTTATTTTCCTGATCAACAATCATTGTCACAATCTTCTCCGGGAGCCAAGATATCTTTTCTACAAGCAGATATCAATGAAATGAAGAAACGATACGGAAGTACTCCAGATGCGTTGAAAGTATTGTTACAAGATATTCCTAAAGTTATAGGTGATTCAAGTGTTCCTGATTCTGTAAAGATTGGAAAGATCCAGCATACATTTGATCCGAGAAACGTTAATGTTCTCAACACATGGACGAGAGATGATCGTCCTACTGCCTTCAGAACAATGGTAAGTGAACCTGTTGTTACAGCGATTAAAGCACTATCCGATAAACATCCTGAATTACATCTATGGGAAGAGATGAAGTCCAACGCAACGATTCAAGCGAGAAACTTGATTGGCGAAGATGTAAGAGATCTTTCTAAGAGTCAGTTTAATGAAACGCGAGATCAAATAACTTATGATAATGAACATTATCGCTTTAAATATAATCCTCCTCCAGCTCAGGGACCTGAAGAAGAGCGTGCTCAATCTGCTATACACAGAATGCTTGGGCGCATCAACACAACGATGCAAGGCATAGCAGCAATTGGTAAAACAGATGAATCTGATCCCAATGCTTATATTCTTCAATCCCTCAGAGATCTAGGTTATGATCCTCGTGGTAGAGCAGCATCGATATTTCCTGAAGCTTTGTCCAATGCAATCAGAAAGACTTATGGAACTGAAGAGTCTAAACGTAACAAAGGTTTGGAAAAACTCAGAGATGCAATGAAACCGGAAACTAAGTAATGCCTATCGGAACATCAAACGGTGATCACTATGAATCTGAAATGCATCAGCTTTTGGATCTTCCAACCGTGTTTGATGATGCAGAAAACAAGCAAAAACACCTGTCACAGGGAGATCGTGGACCTCTCAAAATAACGATTACTCCACACATGCAGGAAGGTGAATCTGAACAAGGAACATCTGAAGGTATTATTGAAGATCGTCGAAATAAACCTATGAATCCAGCAGAAACTCTTCCTCGAATGATTGTCGATAGAGTTAAGACTTGGATGGGAAAAAATCAATGGCCTGAAGGAGAATATGCAAACAGTCCATTATCGAAAGAATTAGGTATAGATGATATTACTTCTAAAGGTTCTAAAGGTAAACCTCAATCTCAATTGGATGAACCCAAAGAGGTTCATATCGTACGTCATGGTGAAACTACAGCAAACGATAACAATACCGTACGTGGTACTAATATACCTACTCCTCTCAATGAGAATGGTCGCGCTGAGGCTGAGAAGGTCGCTGATAAGCTTAAAGAAGCAGGAGTGGATACTCTCGTCGCTTCTCCTTTAGAACGCTCCAAGGAGACGGCAGAGATCATTGGAAAAAAGTTGGGAATAACTCCACAGTATGATTCGAGACTTGCTACGTGGGATGTAGGTGAACATGAAGGTAAGCCTTGTGAAACGTCTAATCCTGTGTTGGAAGATTACGCCAAGAACAAACAGGATGAACCTGTTCCCGGTGGTGAGAGTTTCAATGAATTTATAAACAGAGCGTTTGCTGGTATCAGAGACGCAGTTCTCAATAACAAAGACAAGAACTTAGCGATCATCACTCACAATAGAGTAGAAGCTACTCTCAGAGGTTGGGAGAAGACGGGACAAGATAATCCTGATATTGATTACAAAGAAGCAGTGAAAGAAGAGACGGAGCCGGGAGTCGTAAGGAAAACAACCTTCGAACCTGATGCTACGATTCTACAGCCTGGTCCTGCTGTAGGTTTTGACGAAAGATTCTCTGGAATGCCTTCAAAACTGCCACAGAAGGTTCCTGGTGAGAGTTTTAAAGGTACTCCTAGTTTATATAGGCCTTTCTTAAAAAATGCACCACCATGGCCTGGAGAAAATTTTCCAGGACAAGGATTTGAACATATTCCTTTTGATCTTGATGATCCGATGACAACTAAAGAACAATTGTTTAGACAGATGTCTGAAAAACTTCCAGGTATATTAGGTCCTATGGTTGATATAGCTAGTCAGAAAGATATAGGTACTTCCAGACATACGCAGAAAGAATTCGAAGATTATTATAATAAAAATATAGCGCCTAAATTATCTCCTGAAGAACATAAAGTAATGAAGGATTATATTGAGTCTAGTTCTTTACGCGGAGGTAAGCGCGCTGAGATAATTTGGACTGATGAAAAGATTAATGATTTCAGAAAAGTAATGCAACAGTTTGATAAATCTTGGAATGCTCGAGAAGCAGAAGCCAGTGAGAAATTCGGTATAACTAAAGCATCTGTTAGAGGTCTCTACAATAAATTTGATGTGAAATATACAAAAGCTCAGATGCAAAATCCTTCTCAACAACAACAAGGGAAACCTCCTGAATCTATTAAAGCAGCTGCTGTTCGTATGAAGACTCCACAAGGAGAAACAATTTATGAGGGTCATAGTCATCTTAATGCTATGCTCAACATGAGTAAAGAACATATGAATCTTCTCAATCGCCCTAAACAACCTGAGGGTGTTTCTATAGAAGATGGTTTCATAACATCTACGGGTAGATTTGTAAATAGAAAAGAAGCGGCTCAAATACATCAAGCTGATAAAGGAAGATACACCGAACTTTCTGAGAAGATGGATTTATCTCCTCTTACGAGTGAAGAAGTTCCTGCTATTAAGAAACAAAAACCTCCGTTGACAGATAAAGACATGCAAGAATTAATTGATGAATGGAATAGAATTGTAGACGAAAAATATCCTAAAAAATAGAATTAATCATTTGAACAAAATAAAACCCCCGTAAGGTGCAGACCCTACGGGGGTTTTGCTATGTAAGACATAGCGCTTCTATGAACTGTGCGGTGGTGCTAATGATCGCTACCTCGCGCACGCATAGCGTATCAGAACGTGTCCGTACTCGCTGGCAAGGCCTTGCCAATCACCGACGGGTATTCTGTTAGTGGAATTTGTGTCCTTCGAACTTGCGGAGAGCCGCGAGGCCTTCCTTGGGCTCCATGACGGCGATGTCGATCTCGAGAGCGTCTCGAGCTACCCGCATCACTTCGGCGGCCTTCTTGTAGCCCGCCTTGTCTTCCTTGACCGCCGTAAATCGCAGGCCGCGCAACGGGTTCATCCAGCCGTCCCATTCGCCGATGTCGTCACAAGTCTCCTCGTCGACATAGGTGAACTTTCCGGCCGTAATGGCTTCGACGACACCCTTCGGAGTCGTTGGACGATCGTCCACGATGCCGAAGTGCTTCTGAAGTGCCTGATCTTTGGTGTGAGACGCCGACCACATTGCGCTACGCAGAGCATCGCGCTCACGCGTGAAACAGGGAACCGTGCTCTTGTCCATGTTAACTTCTTTCTCCTTCTGTGCCTCGCAGATCATTTCGGAGGCTATTGAGTTCATTGATACCGTTGCCGGGAACATGAACGAACTAAAATACATTTATAGAATCTCCTCTTTTCTTTTCTTTAGTTGAGCACGAACTATTTTACGTTTACGTTCACGCTCTTCTTTCATTATTGCATCGGCAACATAATCGTAATCAACTTTCTCAAACCTTTCAGTTTGAGTCCATGTTCGAATCAAGGGATAAAACCTTTGTAAGGTTTCATCCCAACGTTGCCAAGGGAACTTTGTATATCCAATGTACATAGTTCCCCATAGTTTCTCCCGACAGAAAGAACAATCGCATTTACGTTGTCCTTTCCTTGTGTGCCAAGTTATGTGGGCATCAAGCAGTAGTTTCGGAAGTAGTTCCGCCACTCTTGTCGCCACTCTGGCCCTTATCCTTTCCAGCGGACTGTTGGGCAAGCTCGTAGACGAGTTTCCACTCATTCTTGGTGAGAGCGTCGATGAGAGCTTTCTCATGTTTGGCTACTCCATCAGAGAGCTTCTTGATTTCGTCGAGACGTCCGGCACTGAATTCTCGACGAACGACTTTTCGATCGCGATCGTACTTGACATCGTCGGGCTTGTCCACTTTGTCACGGGCCATCACCAACTTTGTCAAGTTTTCATAGACAGCAGCGAAGGCTTTCGTTTTCTTTTCAGCCTCTCGTTTAGCAATCTCCTCGATAAACAATCCTTCGATAATCTCAGGAGATGTTAGTTCCGCTACCTTCTCCACATACTTAGCGAGGATAGCGTTTGAAGGAACCTTTTCGTCGGGCTTGTCGGTGAACATATCAGTCATTTCCGGTCTCCAAGCAAAATCACCTAATTGTGAACAGGCCTTGGCATAAATGTAACGAAGGTAATTTAACCAAGATACATCAATGGCGAGGCGGTTGTCTGATCCGATTGGCATGTCTACTTACCACTTTGGTAGGGACACGACTTAATGAACCAAATCTATGGAATCCAACATGATCCAATTCTTTCTTGTCGCCCTTATGCACGAGTCCCTTTTTTAGAGCTTTTCGTCGTGCTTGGTTGCGGGCCTCCCTTCGGAGAACTTGGGCTCTCGTGTCCTCCCACTTGTTCTCCTTCGCGTAATTGTGCGCTATTGTTAGCACCTCCCTCCTTATAGTAAATAAATATAGTATAGGTATGATCGTCGCCGTTTAAGTCAACGACGATCTTTTCAACTTCTTCTGAAGGTTTAAGAACCTTCGTTTGATAGAGGAACGGCGCTATCAAGTCCGTCATGTTCCCCTGTGACATCGTCACGCGATGCCACTTTCTTTCTTTTCTTTTTTGCATTAATCGCCAGCCTCTCTTGGCGGTTCTGAGGATGCTTCATTTTGTTTGAGTCCTGACGTTGGACCGACATTGTCGATCTCTGAAAGAATTAAAGAAATAAAGACAGCTAAAGCGCCTACAACAATCACAAGACCCACTAGATCCCAAGGCATCATAGACCTCCGAGCCACTCATCAGGTATAGTTTCAACGGCATACCTGAAACCGTTTCTCTCAGCCCATTTCACATATTTCTTATCGTATTTATAAAACAAGATTCTTATGTCTTTCTCTGGATGTTGCTTCTTTACATTGCAGAGTTTCCTCTTGTCCTCTGGTCTGAAGTACCCCTTGCATTCAACATAGACTTTACCCAAGGGGGTATGCAATATGAAGTCAGGGATGTAGAAAGAAGCAATGATGTACGGTATTCGTTCAGCTTCATATTCAAACTTAATCCTCGTCTTTCTGAGAAAGCTTCTCGTATTCCTTTCGAATACGTTCCTCGGCTCTGGCATCTAGCAGAGGATCCCTATAGTCTTCGTTTTCAAAGAGGAAATCAACGTATGATTTCTCCAGCTTTATTAACTTCTGGGACATCTGGTATCCTCCTTACAGTTGTGAGGTAGACTGGTCCGTCAGCATATATAAACGTGCGCAGATTAGGAAAGCAGCAGAACTTAAAAGGTTCGTAGCTTGCGCGCACATCAAGCTGGACATTTCCGGATGCTCCGTGCGTTCTTGTTCCGCACGTGCAATCAGGGGGAATGCTTCGTCCAACAAACTCTTTATATGCTGCAACTCGTGACTTAATGTGCTCATGACGCACCTTATGTTCATATAGACAGATATGACCTAACTCTTTATGGATTGCTAATATGTAGCCTTTGTCTTTTACCAGTACCAGAGGGTCTGAAGCAGAAGCCACTGTGTAGCCGTCGAGCTGAGATAGAAAACCGAATCCATCACTTTGCTCGATAGTCTTTTGTTTGTACTTAAGAAACTGACGACCAGAACATGATTTGACATCCACCAAACAACCGTCAATAACAGCATCCCGGTGACCTTTAATGCCATCAAGTTCCAGTTCATCTTGCTCTCCTACAACATGATGACCGGCAGCCCTAGCTAATTGAATAGCCAGGGCCTCGATCATGTCGCCGAATGCAAACTTAAACGTTGCCCAAGGGGGAAGGGGTTCAGCCTCGTTGGGTGTGTGGATAGAATGCCAGAGAGCGCGAGGGCATCGATCGCCCATGCCGGATAAACGTAAGGCAGGAGTTCTTTCTGTCCTTCCCAACGTCTTTGGCAAGCTCTGAGCAAGCTGTCCTGAAAGTCCTCGACAGAGTTCATCTGTGAACCAGCTGTCCTTTCTCTTGAGGAGGTCCTGAATATCAGGGACCAAGGTATAAATTGATGTGTTCAATGTAATGTAGATACGGCATCTTTCAGACTGTTCCACATATGGATCATCAATAATGACCACATATAGGTTGCTGGTGGACCGAATGCAACGACGAACTTCATCATGTCCCAGTATGTGAGACTCTTGTCGCCTAGCTTCTGCATTCCGGTCTTAGGTGCTGGTTTATTGCCGCTATCTTGTCCTTTCTTTTGAGCTTCCTGCCACTTCTTGAATTGCTTCTCAATCTTTCTGTGTATCTTCACAGGATCGATTTCGGCAGAGGTTGATGATTGTGGTCCTTGCCACGGCATGATAATAAATGGTTGTTGCTGCTGTTGAGGGTATCCCCAAGGCGGCCACATCTGATTCTCTCCTTTCGCAGAGATGTTCGAATTATTGTTTTTTGAAATGTACTAAGTGGGGCTCTGCGTCTCCGCTTCACAGCCCCAATGGATTAAGGAGGCATCTTCCCGAACCACTTGTTTCGGTTGAAGTACATACTTCACCTACTCTCCTGTGGTTAGAGGGACCTCAGCAGGGACAGTCCCTGAACCCTGTTCTCACTGGCATCCCAGTCAAGACGGTTTCTGAGGCATTCCACAAGTATGCAACAGGTTCCATAGGTAACCATCGTGGTCCCAACATGTGCTCAAAACTAAGCCTCTTGCACACCCTTTTCGGATACATACCTATAGTGCCTTACTGGCAACGCCATCTGTCGATGGCCACCGGACTCGCAGGTCACACAGGCTCTTCACACCCATGCGTCACGATGTCACTCGCAACGTTATCAGGTCGGTAAACCCCAGTACCCCTGTTGGGGTCACGGACTCGAACCGTTATTACCTCCCTGGGGCCTACAAACTGCGTAACAATCTCCAGAAAGTCCTACTGCTTTTAGTGCTGTGGTAGACAGCCACAGACTGCAGGCCTTTACGGTATCTCCAATAGACTTCTCATGTTACGTCTCGCTTGACCTTACGTAGTATATTCGCCTACGGGAGACGCTAGTCTATTGCGTTTATCCTACTTGTCTCGAAAGCATTCTCCATCGGGTACGAACACCCGAATGTCTTCTCTTTTTGCATCACGAGGGGATCTGTTTCCCACGGCAGGATTTGAACCTGCACTGAGTTGGTGTGCCCAGCCATCGGTCTTACAGGCAACTTGCTTTCGATCCGAGTCAAAGCTACGAACGCTAGCTCTTCGTACCTACCGGGCCTCCATTGAATTGTTTGGAACCATATTCACAGAGTATCTCCCGTCCGGCCGCTCCCTGACTGAGTACAGTTACACGACCACTGGCATAAGACCCGAGCCTCCGCGTCTTCTTGGTCTATTGGCGCGTACTTTTACCTGTAGTCCGTACAGGCCCAGCAACCGCTAGTGCTGGTTGTCCCACCTGAGCTACAACATTTGGGTGCAGCTTCAAGTCGTAGGCAGGTCATCACTCCTGCGCCATGTGGACGTTGCGCTTCGGACCCTTTTTCCCCGCCCGCTTTTCACCACTCACCGATGATTCGTTCTACGCAAAGGGACTTATGTATTTCTTTTTCGAGGAGGTTTACGTTTGGGAATTTCTTCCTCTTTAATTGCATACACCCCTTTAATAAGCTTTTGTCTTTGCATGCCGCAAATATTGAGAAATCGTCCAACGGACAATAGAAAATCTTCATTAATCCAACGATCTACAGTATGTTTACGTTCAAGATCCATGTTGTACGTTTCCATTCGACCTTGTTTGCAACCTTCCTCTTTGTGAAGTTCAATAACACTTGCTGCATACTCAACCATATCAATCCATCCAGCTTGCGATTGCAATCTGAGGATATTGGTAACGAGTTCTTCCGCTGTTGGTGTTTTTGTCAACGTAACTAAAGCTTTCGTTGGAGCGTTCATTGGACTTCTCCAGGGGTTATGAAAAAGAGTGGGGGCGTGCTGGGCGCCCCCAGTCTTACACCCTAGCTCATTTATAATTTAGAAGGCCACTTGCTAGGGAGTTACTTTGCAACGACCATCATCACATCAGTGGGCGCTGGCGTTGCAGTCGTTTCGAGAAGAGTAAAGATCTGCTCTTCCGGAAGACCTTCTGACTTCTTTGCAGACTTCTTGGCGAACTTCTCCGCTTCTGCCTTGTCGGAGAAGGCACGCGTATAACGGTAACCCGCGTCACCGCTATCAATTTCCTTGGGTTTGAATTCAGACATCACAACATAAATCATTCTTTTGTTTCCTTCCATGGGATGAGATCTGGGAATCCAGATGCCATCTTTGTTTGCTTTGGATCTTCGTAGTCATCGATTTCAAAATCGACTAAATCATGAATTTTAACACCGACCAACCTCATTGCTTTACCTGTCTGTTTTGAGATTGGAATAGTGAATGAACGTAATTCTACTTTGACTTCTACATCGCTTCCGTTCCCTATCTTCGTGCCTGTGTAAACTGTGTTATCAGCATTGAGTACAGAGGGAGGAGCCATTGGCTGTTCCACTCCATCTCTTCCTTTAAATTTAATGGGACGAGAGATTGTAACCCAATACCCATCATCGTCTTTAGTGATGTGGTTCTGAATACCTTCCTTTTTCCAAGCTAATACTTTGGTGAGAGAGTCGTTATCCAGATTAAGATCTATAGTCCACTTAGCATATTTACCGGGGACAATAACATTGGCCCACTTCGATTTTCCTCTCAAGAACTCGATTTTATTTGGATTCGACATCGACTTCCTGAACACCCAGAACAACTACTGAATTAACATTGTCCTCTGGATACATCACCTTCCACTGTTCAATAGCTTCGTCTTCTGCGAAATTCTCATCAGGTGCCTTAATCTTAAACTTCTTACTTGTAGTAAATCCAAGTTCAACTTCAAACATAATAATAATCCCTCGTCAATGGTGTACTTCGTATGATGGCAAACTCATCTGGTGTATCAAACATGATACAACCACATATTCCTTCGCGCTTAAAATCTCGCGCCATTTCTTTAATGACTAGTGGGTTCATCTTTTACTGCAACTCCATCTGTAATGGTATAATTATAATTCTTATAAACGTATTCCTTGGGTTCAATCATGTATTCATATGTCCATGCTGCCCAAGAACACCATCCTACAACTCCTACCATAAGTAGAGAGTCAAGTGCTAAAATCAATCCTATAATATCTTTAACCCATGTATCCATCCAAATTTACCTCTTCTAAAAATTCTGTTTCTGTGAAGGGTTCACTGACAATACATTCTTCAACATATCCTAATCCGCTTTCGTGAGATAAGTATAAAGTCCTATTAAACTCATCTACGTCTTCAACGGGAACTTTCAATTTCAAAGTTATATTGACATATGTTCGTTTAGACATGTGAAGGATATCAGCCATTAGTGCGTTACCTTCCAGTTCGTACCGATGGTCCACGTCTTGGGATCATCGTGGTTCTTTCCGTAGGTGCCCTTCAATGGACACGCTAAGTTCAATTCTACTCCTACATTTTCTAATGCTTTACATTGCACCTCCGCTATTTCTCGAGCATACCATATGTCTCGAGTATCCACTTCTGTCTGCCACTCATCATGGACTAGATTAACTAAACGCCATCCTTCGTAACCGTTGGCATTTAGGTAATCCATCCACTTGAGAGTGGCCATCTTCATTATCACAGCTTCTCCGTTTTGGAGATAGCCAGACATTGCAAGATGTTTTCTCTCGGAGAGAGAGTCTCCAGGTATTCGAACACGCCTACCGTCCAACCCTGTGAAGTAGCCTGCTTTTGCATCTTTAAGAGCTGTTTCTTCTTTAAGATGTAGCCACCCTTGGTATTTAGACAGTAAACGATTAAGTGCCTCTTCGGTCTGTGATACTGAACATTCAAGAATCGAAGCCAGTTTCGCAATCCCCGCTCCGAGAACGAGCGCATATACAAAGCGTTTCGCAGCATCTCGGGTCTTACAGCTAGAACCAAGTACTCTTTTGTTGAGAGAATGTGTATCGGTTTCATCTTCCTTACGTCCTTCAACAAGAGACTTGGTGAACTCCGGATCCTTGATGTAGTGAGCAAGTATACGCATTTGTATACCATCTGCGTCCACACCAATCAAGAGTTTCTTTCGAGGAGCGATGAATAAGCCGCGCATATCTGCGCCTAAATATTTCTCCTTACCATTCAGATCATGGCTATTTGCAATGTTAGCCATGTTGGGTTTCTGATGGGACATACGGTGAGTCCAAGTTCCAATGCTGAGAAACTTTCCACGGATCCGATCATCATAATCGTCGACGAGATCAAGCCACTCGGTAAGTGTACGTCGCCTGGACTCAACCGTAATCCTCCTTGCCAGTGTCTTTGCACTTTTTGGCGCTTGAGGAGGAAGAGTATTTAAATTAGTATCATTTATCTTCCAACCGTAAATAGATAGATGTGCTAAACGTTGTTCCCAATCGACAAGAGGGTCTCGATCTCTTCTTTTGGAGGCTTGCGCCACGTCAATATGAGTTTTAGTTCTGTCGGTAGGCTGCCACGCTGCAAGCCGTAGTACATCGATTCGTTGTTTATGTGAGTCCGGATTAAAAACTGTCCAAGCACATCTGCAAAAAGGACCTCCGTTGAACTCACTGAGATCTCCATTCTCACACCATCTGAAGTCCTTACGGTGAAGTGTTCCATGTTTGGTGTACTCCGGTGTTATTTCTCGGATGAGTTGGAGTCTCGGCGGAAACTCTTCTTTAAGTTTATGATCGAGGTCATTAAGCGTATTAAGGACCCGGTCCAGAAGAACACGAGATCGAACACTATCGAAACCAAACCCAGTGTGACCAAGGCACCGACAAACATTAGCCATTCGTTGCTCAGTGCTAAGAGCGCGCCGCCAGTGTTTATTAGAGCCAGGGAGGAAACCTTTCCCATATACAATAAGAATGCGCTCACAGATATCCACATCTCGTTCACAGTACTCCTCCATCTCCTGAGAATATTTACTAAAGTCTGCGAAGTCTATCTTCGGAAGACCGAATTCTTCTCCGTAACTTTCAATCGAATGAGACTCTCTGGAGAAATCTATTAGCTGAGATATGATAAGAGTATCAATACATTTCTCCAGAGGAATTTCAAAACCGAGGAGGGAAGAGAGAACAGGATTATCGTAACCGATACAATTATGGCCAATCCATAACCGAACACCTGCTGCAAATCGGAGAAAGCGTTCTTTCTCTTGTTCATCATCTGAGACCTTTCTGAAGATTTGTAAGGAGTCGTAGGATCCCTTTACATCGGACGATGACAACACCTTACAAACAATAAGCCAGATCTTTGTGGGGTTCTCCAACCCATTAGTTTCAATATCAAAGACAACCTTCAAGCAGTCACGATCATAGGAAATCCTTGTCCTCTTAAAACATCACTTATATATTTCAGACCATCTGTCTGTGTCTTCTCTTCAGTAGTAAAGAAATCATTTCCTTGTACAGAGGGTATAACATACATGTTTTTCTCTGTCAAGCCTTTTCTTTCGAGGTTTCCCACCATTCCTAAACCATGCCCCAACGCAGAATTTATGGAATGATAACCTTCTTCAGCGAAGATGAACCTTCTGAACATCGCTGGATGTCCTATACCAAAAGCAATACGATGTATGTCTACAGGTTGATTACTATTCTTCACCTGTATCCAACTGCATGTATTGATATTGTCACCATAGTGACTTTTTGAAAAGACAATAACATCACAAGCATATCCTGCTGCTTCTGCTTGTTCTACTACTGCGGCCACCGCAGCAGCCCTATTGATAAATTCATCAAAACTGTGATTAGCAGAAGCACATATATCACTGAGGAAGGTAACGATAGGTCTTCGAGAGGCCTTCGTTGTGTCTGGACCGCGCATATTAAGAGGATTACCTGCAACAGCGCGAGCGACATTTGGGTAAGATCCCACCACATCGTGCTTCACTTTCTTCAGCTGAATGGGATTGTTTGCTCTGATCTTGTCTACCAATCGAGATGCTTGGGTAACTCCCTCCGGCCATCCCTCTCGTGCGAGTTTGATGGCTTCCTTCATGGAACTAGTTCCATAGAAATTACTGGACTCTACCCATGCTGAATTACACCATGCTTTATTGACATCCCAGGTTTCTATTTCTTTCGCCATCGCTTCTGGGGAAGACCAGTATGAAGTAAATACTCTTTTTGCACTACTAGTTTCATGCTGTGGGAGAACGTATTGAAGTTCTCCCGCATTCCCTTGTGTAAGTCTCTCCAATTTTCAACCTCTTAACAATACGTTTGAGTTGTCCATAAGTGGAACCTCTTTTAATTTGAAGAATACCTTTGTTGTTATGATGACGCCTAGTTTTCACTCTCCATCACCTCCTTCAGGGACCATTCCAAAGAACAGAGCTTGAGCGACTCTAATCGCTGTAGGTCTGTCTTTAATATGAAGAACTTCTTTGGTTAAGGTAAGAATGAATGTGTCCATGGTTACTTGGTTTCGTATGAACTCATCACACACTCTTTTTATTTCTTCCTGACTCATAGATCTGCCTCCATCTGTGGTCCAAGTAGAATGATCCCACCTTATCGACAAAGTATCCGAGTCCCCAAAGAAAGACACCTAAATAAGCGAGAGTAATCATTGCTGTGCTCTCCTCTTGATACGTTCTTTCAAATCAGAATCAATACCTTTCCAAATGATCCTGCTCTCCACAACATCCTGTTTCCAGCCTGCTGACAGGAGCTTGGCTCCGTGAATGGATGCTCTGGGGGAGATGACGATACGAGCTTTCTCTTTGTCTGCTGCCCATCGTAGCTTCTGTACTCTACTCACCCACTTCTGGTTACCTGCAAGAATTAGTTCCATCTTCTCATCATAGTCGAAGTTGAAGAAGCAGAAGCGGTCTAACGTGGAGGCATCCAACTGATTAGCACCCACATACATGCGATCAGCACCAGTGCCAAAAGTGTTAGCTGCAATAAGAATGCGGAAGCTACTGTGACGGCGGAGAGGATTACCGCTATCAGGAAACACAGCATAACCGTTAGCAAGACCTGTGTTAATCCACTTAAGAGCACTAGCTTCAGAGGTATCCACTTCATCGATGAAGATGAGTCCTCCCTTTTCGAAGGCTTCTCTGAAGGGGGTGGTTTGGTATCTTCCGTGTGCATCAACAAACCCCGTGAGTTCGTGAGTTCCAGTGACACCGTTCTGCAGGTAGAATGTCAGGTTTAGAGCCTTAGCAATCTGCTCACAACATGTGCTCTTACCTGATCCTGCAGGACCGATGAGCGCTGCTGGTATAGTCAAATTAACTGTTTCAAGTATTTCTTTAAACAGATAATGTCGTGGTTCATTCGGTAGAGGTTTTGTCTCTTTCTCCGTTACAAGAGTAATCTCCTTATTGCAATTGAAATCTAATATCTCTGTCTGAACTATATCCTTGACTTGCTTCTCAGTCAAGAAGTTCTTCAGAGCTTCTCTCATTGCTTGTACTGCTGTCTCTGCAATGAGATTATTCGATGCTTCTGCTTGCATATTATCCTTCTATGATATTAAACCTGAAACTTCTTAAAAACCCCCCCTCCCCCCATTCGGGAGGAGGGAGAGTTCTAAGAGCCTTCGGTGGTATTAAACCTGAACCCGTCGGAGCTAGAACCCCCAAAACTAGTCTTGCGACCAATGAATTACTTAAATCATACTTTTAAGAATTTGTCAAGTACTTTTTTCTTAAATCTGAAAATAAATTCATTTCTAGTGGTAAAGTTGTAGCGTATCTCACAGGTTCTTTCTGTTTCTCTGGAATGTTTCTGTGTAAAGTTCTCATTAACATCCAGTCTTCATATGTGATTGGTCCAATTACATTGCTCAAAACTTTCCTGCGTCTTTAACTTCAACGCACTCCCAATCTTTACAGAAGTCTTTAGGTGCGACCCATCTTATGACTTCATTGGACATATAGTTTTCAACGAATCGAAGTAGTCGAGATCCGGGAGTCTCTCGATCGACAACATGAATTTCAACGAGATCGGAAGCAGAGATACCTCTCTTTGCGCGTTGTTCAGCATTGAACCGCGCTAAGAAGAATGCTTCCTGACCGAGACGGGACAACCAATCTTCTACTTCTTTATCTTTGCCGTATCCTTTATTCAAAGAAACAACTTTATTATCAGACTCCGTTATGTTCATTAAGTAAATCCTTCCATATCTTCGTAGGACCGTCATTGGTGAATCCTTTTCGAAATGGTAGTATCGGAGGACCCCCATTACGGACGCAATCGTTGACCCACGTTAGCCAGCGTGGATCCTGAAAATCAAGCTGCCTGGGATCGACCTTCTTGGTCGATTGTTGATCGACGCTCTTCTGCACAAGTTTCGTTGTACTCTTTGAGTGATCGAAGTGCTGCTTCTTTTTTAAGGGAGATTTCTTCGAGAGCGGCGCGCACTCGCGGATCTTGTGAATCCCCGTATTCTTCAAACATTTGGTCTGCGAGACCGCATGCGAAGGCAGCGTATTGATTAAGAGTGTACTGCAAATCAAGAGCAACAGCGTGCCGAGCTTCTTCATCGCTTGTTCCCTTTTCTCTTGGCTTCACGTCGCTTATGGAGATTGATCCCTGCTCTAAAGCAGACAAGGGTAGCCCAGTGGATATCGTCTGCTTCTTCATCAAATTCATTTTTTCTAAGATGCTCTTCAATTTCATGTAGTTGATCCTTTATTTTGAATATCTTTTGAATTACTCTAATCATTTAGATTTCCCAGTCAATAGGTTCCTTTCCATGAACATTTACTAATAAGGCGTTGGCGCGAGAGAAAGGACGCGTCTTAAAGAACCCTCCACTACTAAGTGGCGACGGATGTGAAGTTTCAATGAGCGAATTATGTTCATTATCCACGTGGATTACGAGTTCTCTTGGTATTCTTCCACTTAGAATGAAAACGACGTCTCCTTTCGCGCTTAGTTTCTCTACGATTTCTGTGCTTAGAGTCCTCCACTCTGGCCAATTGTGAGAGCCAGAAGATGAAGTGAAGCAAGATGGTATCGCGTTCCATAAGAGTACTCCCTCTGATGTCCACTGCGTCAAGTCCGTTTTCTTCGGCATGGTATAGTGAAGATCATCCATGTACTCTTTGAAGATATTGGTGAGCGTTGGTGGAGTTTTAAGTACGTGATTGGGAACCGCACACGCGACGCCCGTGCAGTACTTTTTATCCGGATATGGATCCTGAAAGATCCAAGCGACCTTGACTTCGTCGAAAGGTGTTTCGTCCAACGCAGCAAACAGAAGTTCTCTTTTGGGATTGTATGATTTTTTAAGAACATCATAGCTATTTAACCTGCGTTGAACAGTATCCCAGTCAGGGGACCTCCAAAAGTCAAGATCATCCCAAGTCATTACTTTACCTCCAGGCCTTCGGCCTCCGCTTCTTTTACTACATCTTCACCTGACTCCTGGTTGAAAGAAATGTTATATGGCGCTAGCCATCCTTTCTTAACAAACCACTCGTCTCCTTTCGTGCTCAGGGAGGTTATCATTAGCCGATCCCTATGTCTTGTAATTTTCAAATCCATCATTTCTCTCCCTTAATGTATTTGTCAGAGGATTAAATATGATGGGACCTGCTGGTCCCGTCTTCCCAGAGTATCTATTCTTAGAAACGGTGGGATAAATCACATTGTCCCCTGACAGGATGTCTCTAATTAAATCAATTCTAATATCTGCTACCTTACTTGGGTATCGCGAGCCTCTGGTCTGCCCGTTGTCATTGACGTGGCAGACCATGATGAATGCGAAAAGTAATTCCTTCACCATCATTTCGATTTTGGTGGAGAAGTAGTCGATCGCACGCCGCTCATCATCCTCGTTACGACCGCTGAAAACCATAGTAAGGTGGTCGAGTAGAATACAGCGGCAAAGACAGCCCACCACAAGGAATCTGATTGTGTCGAGTAGTGCATCTGGGTCCATGCTCCCGAAGTTAGCATGAAGGAATAGACGCTCATCCGACCCCAGAAGAGTTCCCAATGCAGCAGGTGCTTGAGTCCCATGACCAGGTAAGTGGCAGGGTTCTCCCAATTCAAGGCTTGCAAGCCCCTGAAGATGTCTTCGAGTCGGTTCCTCCAAGAAGAATGAACCGACATTCCAATCCGTGGTTTTAAGGATTCTGTGTTCAATGGCGCGGACAAACTCGGTTTTACCGATTCCTTCTTGAGCGGTGACGAGGATGCTTTCTCCTGGTCGGATACCATACGTCATCTCCGTTAGTTTTGGAAAGGGGTAGTCTACGCCACGTTTGGGTTCCTCTTCCAATAGAACTTTGAAGTCAGATAACGAGGAGATTATGGTTTCGGGTAAGTACTTCTTACTATTGTACCAAATTCTCCGTAAGTCATCTTCTTCATCGTTGGTGAGAAACTCGTTGGCGTCCTTCCACTTCGTTAGTTTGACGTGAAAAAGCTTCTGAGGGTCGAAAAGCTTAGCCACTGCATGGAGGGCAGATTGTCCCGCGCTGTCTCCGTCAAAGCAGAGGTACACACGCTCGAAGCTTTGAAGCCAGGATCGATCGTGGCTAATGTCCCCCAACCCGCTAGCACTAGAACGAATACTGACCACAGGATGGTGGACGACTTGATAGAGAGAACAGGCATCTAATTCTCCTTCCGTTATGGTCACACATTTATGTGACCCAGCCGCAAACTTATCACGACCAAATAAACCTGGTGTGGGTTTACCTTCTACCCAGAATTTCTTTTCTTTGAGTGACCTAACTTTTCTCGAACCGTCAGGATAAGTATAAACAATGTCCAATGGGCTGCCGTCATCGCCCAAAATACGGGTAAGTACTCCATAATGACGGAAGGTGTCTGCATGAACTCCTCTCCATGGTAAATATTCAAGAGTATACTCTAATGAATGTTTGGAACCACCATCAGGTGGAATGAATGTTTTACAACTAAAACAATACCCGTGCCCGTCGCTCCAAGTGGAGTACGCATCAGAACTTGAACACGACGGGCATGGTAAATGAGCTTCAATTAACTGGGACGTGGGATCCTCCTTAAAGAGTGAAAGACAAAATGATTGGGTTGAACACCGTTGACAGCCTCATAAATTTGTAGAGGTTTGTAATCGTAGCCATTGTCCGGTATCCACCGTTCAGGATTAGCCACGTACATCCAAGTTTCAACACGCTTGGGTACAAGAGGTGTACGAACACGCGTACCGAATTTGCTTTTGCTTAAGCGCGTACCTGGTTTTGGTGGTGTTCCGAATGGTGTCCAAATAGATTTGGCGCACCAGATTTTAATGGTTACTGTCGTGCGGATGAAATCATACCCGTTTTTCATACATTTGTCAAGTTCTTTTAACACTCCTGTGGGAACTAAATGAACTTCTCCCAAGACTGAAACCGGATGAGCAGACGTTTGGTTGCTCCAATCTGGTTGAAGAGCTGTTCTCGAATTCGGAAGAAACAATGCTCTTTTTTCCGATAGGTGCCAATAACCGTTGAACAGAGCATCGGTAAATCCTCGTCCTCGATACTGTGCGTACTCTTTAATAATCCCGTGATTAACGTACATCGGACGATTACGCATGAAGTCGTCGCAGATAAATACAGGATGTCTCCACTGAGACTCAAGCTCTCCGGCATCTGGAGTGTATTTATTATCTTCCCACGTTCTCTCAACAAGGTTCTTGATTTGCCAGTTTCTGTATAACTGCAGCGGGTTCACGGTAAACATCGCAAGCTCCGTAGAAGATTGACAAAGTATACATCCCCCGGAGGAGGTCCAGGTCGAGGAATCCTCCGGGGGCGCCGCGCTGCTCCTGGTGCATCAAGAGCTGCGCTGGAACTTATCGCAAGATTTTATGCCCTGCGATATACCGTTCGCGGAGTCAAGCTGCCTTGGTGATCTTCTTCGCCTCGGCCTCTGCACGTCGTGCTCTGATCATCTCGTTGCAGAGTTCCTGTAACAACTTTGCGCCGACACGTTTGGGATCGATGGCGATAGCCTGCTCCCAGAATGCTCGTGTGTTGAACTTAGCAAAGAAATCCCATCCTTCGGGAATGCCTTTGTCACGCATCTCCTTGGTTGGCCAACCCATTTGCTGGAGCCAGGTACCGACTTTGCCGAGTTCCGCTTCGATCCTAGCGGGATCCGCAACGTACTGATTTGCCGTATCTAACGTGCCTAAAAGGATCGGGCTGAAGATGTTCGAGATGCGAGTGCGTTCGTCGGCGTCGAAAATGACAGGGCTAACGGCCTCCACCGGAGCCGGCTTTGCAGGAGCTGCAGAGGTTGCAATACTTGGTTGTCCCGCCAATATGACCCTGTTGTTTGCGACAAGAGCTTGGAGCGAACTGTGGTAAGCAGACTTGAGTGGCCACGGACCAGGTTTGTCGTTTTGCCAGTCTGGTGGATTGCTTCCGATATACTGAGCGAGCCACTTCTTTTTGTTTTTATTGCTTCCGTCTTCGATACTCTTGGACCAGTAAACGAGAACGGTTGAGTCTGTGACTGGACTAACACCAGATTGAGAACCGGCTCCCTGGATTGAAGGTGCCACCGGAGCTGCAACAGTCGGTGGTATCGGAGCTGTGGGCGCTGCTGTAGGTTTACTCCCAGACGAAAACATGTCTCCAGTTTTGATTACAGCCGAAGCCGGAATTTCTGGGATCAATGCGACCGATGTCAGCAACTCTTTGTCGTAACCGAATCGCTGAGATGCCCAGCCGAAAGTGAAGTTGGAATGCTTGGGGTTCTTCGTGAATATGCAAACTTCGCCATTGGCAAATATCAAAGCGATACAACCTCGCTCACCCATATTGGATCCCGCAAGTATCTCGCGGGTAACCATCGGAGTGCGCAGTTTTGCCACGAGTTTGTCGAGATCGTCGCCCACGGCTTCGTACAAATCCTTGAGCTTGGGTGCGATGTACTCCTCGTGAACCCAATATTCTGTTGTTTGTGTCGAATTGGCAGCTCCATAACCCGAGAACGTACCGTCGATGAAGCAAGCGCCAAGCTTAACATCGTTAGCGCCATACAAAGGGATGAAAGGCTGTTGGCTCTCTGTCGGCAAATCATTGTCGCTGTCCTCGTTGCCGAAGTTGAGCATCAAGCCATACGGTTTGTATTCTTCTTTGGCGCATGTATCCTTGACTGCTTGAAGTTGTGAACCGTCGAGGTGAACGGTGAGAAGCTTACCATCGACAGCCAAGGCACCGCCAATGACGTCAGATTTCTCAGCCGAACAAATGTCCAGGAATTCTTCAGGCATGATTTTGTATGGTGCTCGGTAAAGTGTGACTCCCGTGTACATGGTCTTAACCTTTCAGATAGTTTGCGAAGTCCGGAAAGTATTTCCGGTGTACTTCGTCGTTGTTCGCGTACAACGATACCATTCTTCCACGAAGTTCGTAGAGATATTTCTGTCTGGCTCGTATTGCCTCCTTTGTTGGAGTTAAAGGTTGAGGTTTTATGCCGGGTATCCACGAGAAGCGGCGCATCCAACGGTTGTATTCTTCACCACTAATCACACCTTTGTGGAAGTCATCAAACAGCATATCGTGTATCCTGTCAGAATAACGATCGAACTGTTCTAAATCCCTCCACTTCTCGTACATTGTCCACCCCCCAGCATTCGGTCGTCTCTTAAAGCGAGACTTAATTCTCGGCCAATAACGATAGACAATAAGAAACACAGCTAAGCCCAGCAATGTTGGGCCTAGAGATATTTCATACATCTCTGCCTCCATACCTATAGGTAGACCACGGCCATCGGCGCCCGAGTGTATTGCACCTCGCTGAGCGGTCGAAGTTTCTCCGTGGTCTACTTATTAGCTAAAGAAAAACCCCGGTGATCCAAGGCTGGGGGGCAAGGAATCACCGAGGTTCGCTGTGTCTGAGGATCACAGCTCCAACAAACCTAGCCCGAGAGTTTAATTACCCTAGGTTCGTTGTCTCGTTGGGTGGACAATTTGAACATATCCACCAATTGTCTTGGATTATATTTGGGGCATCCTTTAGCACGGATGCATGGTGACTCAATTCTTTCATTACTCCAGAGCGGTTGACGTGTCTGCGTCTTACCGCATGATGTGCACACGCGAATCATTCGATTTGAACCTCCTGAACCCAGCGCAACTTACCCGTCCTGAGAACAGTCATTGCGCGATTACGGTCATTGAAGTCACTGGACATGAATGCTTGTTTCTTCACCAAGTCATTCATTATGAAATAGCAATGCTGTGCATGAAAGAATAGATAAATTTTTAAAGTATCGGAACTGTGGTCTTTCATATAGATACGATGGTAATGATCAAGACCGTCGTAGAAGTCACGGTCTAGTCGTACAATCCGTAATTTATTCTTGACTTCAGCTTTGGGTTGTGTTATCCTTGGCGTCCACTCTGTCGAGTAATCAGGCTGGATTTGTGTGCGAACAGGTTCGGTTAAGTTGCGTCGAACACTATCCATCCTGCGTTTGTATTGACGCAGAACTAATGGATTGGGATTACGCCCCACTTGAATAATGTCGGAATTATAGTATCGGAGCTTGGAGCGGTTAACTCCCTTGTTACGCCCGCGTCTGTTCTTGCTCATCCGCAGCTCCTTTTCTCATTATCTTACAACTAGTATAACAAACTTTATGACCTAAGTCAAGTCGTTTATCTTCGTTTTCAACGACTTAACCTTCTGGAAAGTAAAACCCACCGAATTTGTCTGTCCAGGTCTGTCCCTCGAAGTCCTCCAAGTGCAAGGATTCCTTGCCTCCATCATAGAACTTCATGTGAACTTCTTTGTCCCACCAATTGATATGTGTAACATACCCATTGGGTTGTTTGTCGAGATCATAGCGAGACTGAAGCCATACATGATCTCCTCTGCGTGGCTTGCTCTCTCGTTGTCTCAGTTGAGGCATTCTATGGAATCCCCTTCTATGGAATCCCCTTCTAACAAGACGCAGTGATCACATTGGAACGTGATGATGCGGTCATGGTCAGCCGGGCAATCTCCCAAGGATACCGCGGATAGATTCTGTATCATGTCTTCCCGATCCATGAGTAGCTTGGCTCGGCATGTCACGCATCTCATGCGTATGAGCAGTCTTGACATTGCGTATGACCTCCTTGGCCCATTCTGTGATTTCACTGTGACTCAAATCTAAAGAATCACAATATCCTTTGAACTTATGCTGAGACATTGACAACACACAGTATGCCAACAGCAATGTACGTCGCTGTTCAATTATGCTTTCGGGAGGATTGTGCATTTTCACAATAGGCGGTGTATAAGCATTAGTGCTTTCGGCACCACTTTTAGGATGCACAATAAGAGCACGTTTGACGCCTGTGACAGGGCTACTCATCGCATTGGACCATAGTAATACTGAGGTGGAACATAGGGACGCGGATACATGGGATACGTCTGATATGGACGCCATCCCTGATATCCAGGATAAGGAGTAGTGCATCCTCTTCCTGGTCCCTGACAGTAGTAGTTACGGTCTATGTAATCGCCCAATGGACCGCGACTACGGTTCTCATATGGTGGTCCGCAGTACGGTGGACAGAACCTCTGTGCAGTAGCATCCGTTGTTACTGCTAACAAAGACAACATTGTGATGATGTATTTCATGAGATGCCTCCATACGCTCGTAGGACGGTCACCCATGCATTTAAATGGGTGACCGGTAGGTAGGTAGCACCCCGCGATTTACGCTACCACGGGGCTTCCTAGGCGTTACTCGGCAGCAGCCTGCTGTTTCGTAGCCGACGTGGACTTGTCTTTCAGTTCGTCGAAGGTTTCCGACGACACCATTGCAACCAGCTCCAACGTCATGCGGTACTTGCCGAACGGAGGATCGCCCTCGCCGACGATGTACTCGACGGTCGTCGTGTTGGTTTTCTTGTCGTGCTCGTCATGCGTGACGATGGAGTTATAGTTCTTGATGGACTCGCGATGCGTATCCATCTCCGCGCCCACGTCTGCATTCGGATGTTCGATACCCATATAGCTAACTCCTTAGTTTACGATCGAGCTTCTCTGCCTTCTCAACGAGACGATTGATTGCCAACTTGGCAGCCGCTCGCTCATTCTCCGGTGTGTTGGGATGCTCAATCAACACACGAAGCTGCTTGATCTTACGTACTGCACTTGGATGTGCATGTGGCATAAGACCAGTATCAGGATCAGCCCCGCGATGGATGCGAGACTGTCGAGTCTGTGCACGTAGCTCAGCGCAGTAATCATCTGCACTTTGAGCATATGGGTTAACGAATACCATTCCTTGATCACGCTTGAATGGCGTGACCTCTTTGGCGAGGCGTAGTGGTACGCCGTATGGCCAGTGAGCATGCGTTTCACCGTACCATGTACCTTTCAATATGGCACCGAGGTGACGCTCAGATGCGTAGCGTATGTCCGCATCTCTGTGCTTGACACGTAGATTGAACATATCGCGAGGCATCAGTATCCCCTTAGCTTGGTGATGCGTACCTCAATCCAGTCCGAGACATCAAGGAAGTCTCGGAACAGTTCACGCGCTGCAGTTAGCGCCTTTTCTTTATCATCGAACAGACCCGTTAAGTTCCAGGTCTTATTCTTCTCCGACCAGTAGCTGACCACATACTTGTTCATAGTGTGAACCTCTCGGGTTTCTCTGCTTGTCTTCCAAGCATTATATATAGTAGACCATACTTTGTTCCTTAAGTCAAGTCGATTACGCCATACACAGCGTGTTGAGGCTGCAACGCTACTAATCCTTGTGTTTAGCGTGATTACAAAGTGCTACTTTATGCATTGACGACGCCCTGTCACACTATGTGTGTGATCCATAGGTGCGTAGTATATGCGTGGATATAACGCAGGGCAAAAGAAAACCAACGGTTTCTTTCTAACCGTTGGTCAAAAAGAAACCCTCGCATTTGCGCGAGGGTTTGTTGGGGAGTTGAGAGTTACTTGATATTGGCGAGTGCTGCGGCTTGAACGAGTGCTGCACTCTCGGCGCCCTGTTGTTCTTTCGTCAGGGTCGCGTCCTGTTCCTGCCGTGCTGCTTCCGCTTGCGCGAGACGTGCGACACGTTCCTTGATGTGCGGAATGAGACCGTCCAACAAGGAATGCAAGGAGTAGATAGACAGCGCCAGGTCATCGCTGCCCTTCTTGTTCACGGCCGTTAGCAGTTCCGTGTAACGTTCGCGTGGTGATCCGGCCGCCTCAATCCACGAGTGGATCGCCGTTATGTTGGCCGTGAAATCCACGATACCCTTGACCATGCCTTCCTTTTCATCTTCCTCTCCCTCCGGAACGCCGCGCTCCATTGCTGTGACCAGCGTATCCCAGTCATTCACGTCCTTGAGCTTGATGGAGTTGAACGTAGCGATAGACACGTAGTCGTTCTTTTCGGGATCGAGTGGTTGTGCCTCAAGGACTACGGGTTTTTTGTACTTGGAATAGAACGTGTTCCCGTTCTCATCCTTGTATGTGGCGAGACGTGCAGACACGTTGAGCGGATAAACAGGCTGGCCTTGTGCATTGCTGACAGGAGCGAATGCGGCCAATTGCTTGGCAAGCGAACAACCTTGACGCATCCATTTGGTATGCTTGGAGAGTGCGTCCGCGCACGTGTTGAGTTCTTGTTCGTACCACACGGGACGCTTGCCTTTGAGTTCCTGCGGTGCGTCCGCCTGCTTGTTCTTGGCACGCCTCAGATTGAGGGTACGTTCGACCCACTCGTTGCCTTCGTCAGTCTGTTCAACGAGTTCGCGGTAAACGCTGGTCTGCTTTGAGCGTTTCTTCTGTTCCACCTTGTCGAAGTAAGTGATCGGAAACTTATCGAAGCGTTCGTTCGTTCCCTTCACGCCTTCCTCTGTCGTTCCACCCATTGGCAGAGACAACAGTTGTTGATGAGAGAGAAGCTTTTGAATGTGGGCCATGTAAGCGATAGGCGCATAGTCCACATCCTGTTGCGACACAAAGGTATGTTTCATCGTCGCTTTGAACGCCGCGTCATGACCGATCTTCGCGGCGATAGAGGCGACATACGCGCGCTGGTTCTTGACCGTTGCGCTTTCCTCCTCAATCTTATCTTCCGCGGACAGATTGGGACGCAGGATGCGACCCTTTGCGTCCGCTGCGTCACGTTGTGCGTTAGCCTCAACGATCTGCTCGTTGACGCTCGCAGTGCTGTCCTTGGGATCAGGCTTGCGATTGCGCGCATTCTTCGCGGGTTGATTGAATATGTCTTGTGCCATCTGACTTACTCTCTACCGATCGAACCATTTCGACCGTACTTATAGCTTAGCATTGTTTAGTGCCTGCGGCAAGCGCATTACCTCATTGTCAATCACTTAACCCATGATGCGACAAAATGTCTCGAAGTTTATACAAAATAAATATCTATTTGCCTATGCACAAATTGCATGGCTTAACTCATTGAAATCATTGAGTGTTTATACAAATAAATCTCTGCATGGATTTATACGTATAAACATTGTGGCAATTGAGCGCGCGTGATGACAGGATTAAGGTGATCCATTCCAATGCGGAGAGCGCTTGCATTCAGGACAATAGTATTTGCGGCGATCATATTCGATTCCGCAATACTTACACTTAATATAAACAATCAATTATAAACTTCCAATAGTTTCAAACCAC